CACTTATTCACGCCCACAATGCATCTGGCAATACAGCTTTCACGGTAACCAATTCCAGCACAGGTAGCGGAGCAAGTCGGGGCGTCTACTTCGGACTTGACTCCTACGATGCCACGATCAACCTCTACGAAGGTGGTGCAATTAAGTTCGCTACCAATAACACCGAACGCCTCCGCATCACCTCTACCGGCGACGTAAACATCAAAGGTGCCGGCACTGCAGGCTCCACCCAGGCCGTCAGCTTCTCAGGCTCGGCGCCGGTTGACAGCTTGGTGGTTACGTCAGCAGGGAGAATGGGTCTGGGGACTAGTAGCCCTGCGCAATTACTGCACATCAAAGGATCTGGTGACGCCAAGCTGCTGCTTAATAGCTCCAACAATACTAGTGATCGTGGTATTTATTTTGCCACCTCAACAGACAGTGAAGTGCTTGGCTACATAAAACAAGAATACTCAACCGGCAAGTTTGAAATTAGCTCGGGGTCTGGATCCTACAGTTCCAGTATCTCTTTCCGAACTGGCGGCACAGCAGATCGTGTTGTTATTGACTCCTCCGGCAACCTCGGCCTGGGGGTGACGCCGAGTGCTTGGGGTATAAACTTTAAAGCATTGCAAATAGCTCCCACAGTAGCAGTGTCTGCTGATGTAAACAACGGTTCTGGTCGCTTTGGTACAAACTGGTATCAATCTGGCTCTGGGGGAGGTACACCAAGGTACATTGAAAACGGTATTTCTTTGATGTACCTTCAAAACAAAGGTGGTGGCGCGCATGAATGGTACACCGCCCTCCCCGGCACCGCCGGCGACCCCATCACCTTCACCCAGGCGATGACGCTGGATGCTAGTGGCCGCCTTCTGGTGGGGACTAGTTCGGCGCGTACTCCACTAACGCACAGCCCTTCACTGCAGGTGGAAGGCGTTGGCTACGCGCCCTCAACTATTTCTGTAATTGGCAATAGTAATGACATCAACGGATCTTATATTTTTATTGGAAAGAGCCGTGGCACGTCTGTTGGAAGTAATACTATCGTACAGTCTGGAGACGAGATTGGCGGTCTTGATTTTATTGCAACAGACGGCACTCAAGCGCTTAGGGCTGCACGCATTACTGCTCATGTAGATGGTACGCCCGGCACAAACGATATGCCCGGCCGCCTGCTCTTCTACACCACGGCCGACGGGGCAGACACTCCGACGGAGAGGATGAGGATTACGAATGCGGGGCGCGTCAATATGATTTCAACAGAAGCCGGAATTATTAGTGAGACTACTCAGGGCTCTGGAACAACTTATGTCACATTTCAGGGTCGTTATGGAGCAACAACAGGCTCCCCCCTTTCTGGGGTAGCATCATTCCAAGTCTATTCAAATGGCAATGTGCAGAACAGCAATAATTCCTATGGATCCATTTCGGACCTGAAACTAAAAGAAAACATCGTTAATGCCACCTCCCAGTGGTCCGATATTAAGTCTCTTCAGATCCGCAAGTACAACTTCAAGGAAGGTCAGACCCACACCCAAATCGGCCTGGTTGCCCAAGAAGTTGAACTGGTCTCCCCTGGCCTCGTCAGTGAATCCCCCGACCGCGACGCCGAAGGCAACGACCTTGGCACCGTCACCAAAAGCGTCAACTACTCCGTCCTCTACATGAAGGCGGTGAAGGCGCTGCAAGAAGCCATGGAGCGCATCGAAAAACTTGAGGCTGATGTAGCAGCTCTCAAGGCTTGAGGTCCCCCTCACTACGCGGCCGTAGTGCCGCACCCCTTCCACCTTCTCCTTTACCTCCAATGACCACCGTCACTCCCGTCTGGACCATCAACACCCTCGAGCGTTCTCTCCCTGATAACATCGTCACGGTGATCCACTGGACCGTCAGCCTCACCTCCGAGGATGGTTATACCTCCAGCGCCTACGGCTCCCTAGGCCTCCCTCCCGCGGACCCCGAAAACTTCATCCCCTACTCCGATTTGTCTCCGGAGACTGTGACAGAGTGGATCAGAAATGTGATGGGAGAGGAGCAGTTCGCTGCCTACGAGTCATCGCTCACCGCCCAGATCGAGTCCAAGCGCAATCCGGTCAGTGCTTCCGGCCTCCCCTGGTAGACAGATTCCGCATTTCCAGTTTAAGGTAGGTACGTACATACCACTCTCATACCATGGAACCGAAAACACTCAAAGAGGATTTTATCTCCCAACTAGAACGCGTGGAGAAGGAGATCGGCCAGCTCCGCGCCGCCCTAGGCCAACGCCAGGAACTCGCTCTGAAACTCCAAGGGGCCATCGAGGCAATGCAACTCCAGCTCGGTGAGGAACCCGAATCGCCTCAGGAAGAAGCTACCACGGATACCACGGAGCAGGAAGTGGCAGGCTGAAGCCTGATTCCGACTCGGTGAGAACCGCGCGGGGAGGGAACCCTTGGCCTCCGGCCGAGTTCCCTTGCCCGCCTTGATCATCTCTGTGCCTTTATCGCCTTCTCACAGAGTCCCGCCACCTCCGCAACTCTGTGTTTGAACTTATCCACCATCCTCGGGTCAGCTGGGGAGATGTCCCTCTCACCATAGTCCGCAAAGGTGGCCAGGTCGAGGAGAGTTGGCAGGTCAAACTCCGCGTCGTTCCTACCGGGCCACCCCGTAGAGATGTATGAGATGAACTCCTCCCTCATCCTCTCGGGGATGAACCTTCCGCCCACCAACTGCCATATCTTCCCATCCCAGCAGAATATGTCCCCAGAGCCGAGAACCACGGCGTCCCCGATCTCCTTATCCCCTGGGAACTGAGCGTTCCCACCTCGCAACCTCGTGATTCTCATCAGTACTCGTCGGACTGAGGTGGCGTCAGTGACGGTAACTCGTGGGGAGGCTGCGGAGCAGAGGTCGGACCGTCGCAGATCTCGTTCAGCACTCCCTCAAGCTCCTCGATCATCTTCTGCACGAGGTACTTGTTCCCGGAGGCTTTTGCGTCCGCGTAGGCGTCGATCATACTTGCCAGTTCAGCTTTGGTCATCCTTATAACCCGTTTAAAGTAATCATAGTTCTATAAACTGAATTCCCGGAGTTTATCATCACATGGCCTCGAATATCGAAAATTTCGAGATCTCGAAGACATTCGCGAATGTCGTACTCTCTAATCTCGACTCGCAACCCGACGAGGACGGTTTTCCATTCGATCTGAACTCGAGTGCTAATCGGGAGAAAGCCAGACTACAGGATGGCAAGGGAAACACCTCCCCGTTGTATCTTTCGGTATCGGCCGTGGAATGCTCCGCCGCTCCTCAGTCTTCGTTGTCCCTCGCACGTAAGCAGGAGATACTCGAGGGTATCACCTACCTCCAGACCGCCTCTCTCATCCTTGGTTGATCAATGACTTACCCAGTAAATAATTTCTACTCGTCGGCTTACACCAACGTCTCCGCCAATTCGGCATCGGCCACGACGGTGTTCGACACCACCCTCATCCCCGCGAATGGCTACGCGATGATCCTGTCGATCATGGTTGCCAATAAGTCCCAGACCACCCGGGGCATCAATATGACCCTGCAGAAGTCCGGTAGTCCCACCGCCGCCCACCTGCTCTACGATGTGGCCGTTCCCTCCCAGACCTCCTTCGAGGTCATGGATGGTAATAAGTTTGTCCTCGGGAGAAACGACTTGCTGAAGGCGTGGGTTGATTCCAATGGTGCTAACTCGGTGGACATGGCGGTCTCTTACGTGATCTACACTCCAGCCAGCTGAGGATAGACATGAGATACATCGGTCGCACACAGACATCAACTCTTATCCAGATCGACGCTGACAGGAACTCCTACGTGAACGTTAAGTCGTTCGGAGCCGCCGGTCTGGACCAGTACTTTGAGGGCCGGGTGAGAGGCCTCAACGGGAACGGGAGCGTCATAAGCATTGGGGACATCCCGTCCTTCTCCCAGTACGAGAAGGATTACTTCCAGGTCGGGCAGGAGCTCTACGCCTTCTTCTACCTTGATACTTCCACTCCTCCGGTCGGGGACTACGACGGCATCTTGACGAACATCGGAGCCCCCGAGGGAGTAGGTTCTGTTGTCCAGGCCGGAACATCCACCAGCAAGACCCTCAGGTACTTCATCTTTCCGTTCAATGTCGTAACCGGAAAATTCTCCCCCTACGTCAAGACCCTCACCCTTCCCGACGTCTACCGTGATCCGCAGACGCAGTTCGACGAGGAGAACTACGTACGTTTCACTCTGAACAGAGCCACTGCCGAGTGGGTACCAGTGATCTACAGGCAGTGGGGAACCGGACAGATCACTTTCCTGGGCGTCCCCAGTAACAATATCTTCGGTGGTAATACCACGATCACCTTCAATGACAGGGGCTCGACTCAGGTACCGTCTTGGGACGAGACCCGTCTGAATAGCGGACTTTTCGACCCCGAACTATTCGAGGGTATCATCTCCGTGTCGTCTGGAGTGATCTCCGCGAAGACCATCATCGTGAAGAGGAGGCTTAAGATCGTAAACAGGGGGCTTTCCGGTATCCTGGAGTGCGCCGACGCCGCTTCTCAGACGGGTGTATTCACAGGACTGGACAGCGTCTCCATCAGGGTGAAGTTCAAGTTTGACGATACAAAACCGTTCCAAGACGCCATCGACTTCGCCGCCTCCAGCTCGGTGAGGGACGTTTTTATCCCCGCCGGAACGTACTCAGTGCGCAACCTCTCGCTCTATAGCTCAGTAATTCCGGCTAGTCAGTACAGCGGACTCGTGCTGAGGGGTTCCGGGGACTCCTCGGTTCTGAAGCGAATGCCGACTCACGTAAACCCACAGGGAACCTTCGGGTTTATTGGCATGATCGGGTCGGGAGTGACTAATCGTATCGAGGGTGTGACCATCCGCGATCTTGCCTTCAATGGCAATAAGACCGAGACGTTTCCCATCAACCTCCCAGAGAATGATACGTACGGACTCGGGGACAAGTACCACGACGCGCTCGCGCTGGAGTACGCCGATGGTATCCGCATCTCAAACTGCTCATTCTACAACGGAGCCGGAGCGGCTCTGTACTCTCTGGACTCCAATAAGATAAACTTCACTAACAACCGGGTCTTCGAGCTCTCCAAACCCTACGAACTCAATATCTCCCCTCTCAAGATCAGGGAATCGAGTCGCATCATCGCCCAGGGCAATCTCTTCCAGAACTGCTCCGGAGCCGTGGATTTTATAGGCATCGACGCCTCACTGATCAATAACAATATCATTGATAACTGCGGTGAGACCGGAATCAGGCTTAACGCCTCGGATACCTGGAATGCCCAAGGAAACCTCACCTTCAACGAGTCGGGATCCATCATCCGCACCGTGGATCTTTACCAGAACGAGTACAGCAGAGTAAGTCTCGACGTGAAACGCGGAGTGGCGATGACCCCGACGTACTTCACTGTGACCGACGGCGGGTTCCCGGCGGCGATCTCGCCCGGATCCATCTCGGCAAGGGTCTACCCACTCAACTCCTCGTACCAGTATAATACAGGGGCCAGTGCCACCTACCTCCACGTGATAGAGAACCGCCCGCAGCTCGAAGCGGGGATATTTGGCATCACCGCTCCCGTGGCCTCCATCACTGGCGTCGGGGGAGCGAATCAAGGCAGAGCGATCCGTGGAACAAGTTCCTACGACCTGCTAAAGCCCGATGGTTCCGGCACGGCGAACTACGGATACGGTTACAGGATCACAGCCACCGTGACTCTCGGGCGATATGCCATCGACCGTATCGCGTACGCTTCCGCAACAACCGTGAAGGTGTTCTTCCGTAACACTTCAGATATCCTCTCCTTGCTCTTCTTCGCCGGGGGCAACGCCTCTAACGACGCGGTGAGCACCACTGGGATCGGCGTTACCGGAGCGGAATTAGCCGACTGGGCGGATAACACCACGCTGACGATCGTGGATGTTGACACGAGTAACTCGGCGATCGTCATCACAACGCCGTCCACGGTGGCGAGTAAATTCACCTCGAGTTCGGATATCTACTCGACCCCGACCGGTTACCTCGGGCTAGTCAAGAATAACTATTTCATTGCCGACGGTAACATCTACGTCTCGGAGTGATCCGCGAGATATCCTCTAGCAAAGTGGCCGGGAGAGGAGGACTTACCCTTCCTCCCGGCCTTTCTCCGTTTGACAGGTAATGTTTAAAGTAGTTGTATATAGAGAATCCATTTACAATGGCATCAAAAGTCAGCGTCGGAAGAACTTCTCCGGTACCTCTAGGCCAACAACCCGCGGCCAACTCCCTCCCGGTTGTTTTCGCGGAGGATCAGGCTCCGATCCCCGTTGAGGAGCAGAATAAGATTCAGTCGGAGGTGGCACTGAGTCTTCTCGGTATTCCGAGAGCTGAGGTTGCTCTTGGAATCTTTGCGGATGTCAATACCTACGACGTCAATCCCTCCGAGTGGGCACAGTACCCTCAAGAGAACACTCCGGCATCCGGCGGGGCCAGAGGGATCAGTTACGGTGTGGAGCACATCCCCGAGGAAGCCGGAGCTAGACTCGTCGCTCCGGACGGAAAGACTACCGTACTGACCTCCAAACGTTTCTTCCGTTACCAACCCGGGCGCGTCTCGGCCTCCACCATGGGCGTGAAGATGAACGTTACTCGCGATCCGGAGGCCCAGGCGGCAGCGCTCCAGGCCAAGATGAAAGGTGCCCCCTCGATCAAGAAGTGGGGTATCTTTGACAAGTTCGACGGTTACTACTTCGAGGCGGTAAATGCCGGGAAAGGTAACGATTTCCGCTGCGTTCGTCGTACCCAGGCCATCATTCCCTCCGAGCCCTCGGGCTATGCCGGTGCGCTAAGCTGGTTCCAGAATGGCGACGATACCACCTTCAACACGGCGACCAACTTCGGTATTGCCGGAGTCGATCCCGTGATCGTCAGAGATGGTCTGGTCTACACTGCCGCGGCGATCTACGACCCCTCGCTGGTCTACTCTCCGGCCGATGTGGTCTCTATCGACACCGCAAACGATCCCTCCGGCGCGCTGAAGAACTACAGACCGGACTCCGGATACGCCGTGCGCCTAGCAACCTACAATGGCACTACATCCACGTGGTCGGAGGTGATGACCGACCGTAAGTACCAGTTCCCATTCGACCAATCGAAGACGGTATCACTAAGCCCCGAGAGCACTTCGCTCGAACGCGGGTACATCCGACTCGACGCCCACTGCAACTTCTACCAGATCGTATCCAATCTCAATCGCAAGGCGTCCTACAACACCTTCCCATCCACCAAATCCGGTCTGCAGTCCTCGGAGTGGGGCACTGATGGTTCCTCCATCACCTCTTATAGTTCCGCCATCGCCGCGAATACGTGGGACGTTACTCCGTCGGAGACAAATAAAGAGAAGAAGGTATGGCACCTGCTCGTTAACACCCAGGGTACCGACTCCTCCTACAGGATCACCGACGCGCAGCACTCCGCCTCGCCGAATATCCCCGGGTCGGGAGCCGCGCTGAATGTAAAGGCTCGTACCGTCACCGACGGAAACGTGACTCTGAAGGAGTGGTTCAATCTCTGCGTTCCCAAACCCTACCGCATGGTGTACGAGTGGAGGCCGTGTAGGGCGATGTTCTCCGGCGATAAGCTCGATGGTACTGAGTCGGTTGTGAGGTGGAGCGACGTTAACACGGCTGCTGAGGATAATACTGTCGGTGGGGGCTCCGTGGTCAATCTACCAGGCCAGAAGATAAAGACGGCGGATAATGAGGACCTGATGACCACCTCCGCCTACAACATCGATTTCACAAAGGTGACGATGTGGAAGATCGAGTTCTCCTGGTACGGAGCCGTTGGTGCTATCTTCCTCTGCTACGTTCCTGTAGGTAACAATCAGGCCCGTTGGGTCCGCGTTCACCACATCAGGGCCTCCAACCAGCATTCCGTTGCCTCCCTCGGTAACGCTACTCTCCCCATCACCTACCTAACCCATGGAGGTCTGGAGAGTGGTCTGGAGTCAACGGACATTGGCAACACGCTGGTAAAATACGGTGCCTCCTACTACATCGATGGTGGAGACAAGGGCACCGTTCGTTTACTCTCCAAGGCCTCGGATTTCCCCCGCGAGGTCCCCAAAGGTTTCTACGACTTCACCGCGAATAATTGGGTGAGAGCCACCGACGAGGGGGCGATAGCGGGCGCCGCGCTTAGGTACTCCGTAACAACCCATCCTAATCTCTCGGGATCCGTGGCTGTGGGACTCATAGGAGCGTACCTCGCCTCCGACTCGACTGCTAAAGTCAAGTGGGTGACTAAGAACGGGGATAATATCACACTTCATTTCACGAGCTCGTCGCTCCCGGCTTCCGCTGCCACCGGGGTAAGACTTATCATCCCTAGGGCTCAACGGTCCCTGCTCACGGTCCGCGCCAAGGACTTCATCTACAACAGAGATGGTAAACCGGTACGTAACCGCCTCCAGATCTACCCAATCAAGTACGGAGCCGGAGTGACCGGAGGTACCTCCGGCGAGCTCCTCACCTTGAGAGCGATCAAGAACCCGCTGTTCATCGTTACCAACACATCCACCTCTCTTGGCACCGATGTGGCTTACACTGGGGCCAGCATAGTCCGCGATCCGGTGACCACAGCGAATCAGTACGTGAACACCAAGAACTCCACCCTCCCGGTCCAGATAGGGTTCGCGACTCCTCCGGCGATAGACGTTGGTAAGTATCGCTACGGGTACTTCTTGGGTACGACCTCTCAGTCAACCGCCTCGACAGGCTGGACCATCGGAACAACCTCCCCCTCCGCCTACACCCCGATCCTCGGGAAACTGTCGAGAACCTCCGCGGGATACTTCTTCGAGAAGTTCTTCTCCTACCCGGAGGATGTCTACATTGTCGGACTGTTTATCCCAGAACGCCACCTCACTGTCAGCTCCTCCGGAGTCTTCTCTGAGGCGGTTCTGAGTGCCGGCTCAGGGGTCTTGGGTTCCAGCGCCTCAACCGACCAGACCAAGTGGAATCGCCTGGAGGTGGACGGATTCGCCACCTGGGAGGATATCACGCGTCTCTCCGGGGTCCAGATAGCCCAGGATCTCGATCTCACGCCAGTACCTGACACCGGCAATGAGATCCTCTCGTACTACACTAACGCTGGTGGGTATCAGTTCGACCTTCAAGATTACTTTGCGTACAACAAGGAGTACCTGTCCTTCCCTCTCACCGACGAGGTGGACATCATCAACCTCCAAGGGCATTACGACATCTCGACTCAGGCTCTGGGCTCATCCACCCCCGGCACCTCACCATTCAAGGTCAATAATGCCCTTACCTGGGAGGAGCAGTGATAACCCATGGCCCAGTACCGCATAAAAGCGCAGAAGTCCGGCGCTAGGACCTACGAGAAAGAGCTACAGATGATCAGTTACCGGGGAAGTGCGCTCTTCTCCGACGAGGGGAATGTACTGATCTCAAGGAAAGACGTGTACTATCCCCCAGACTACCTCTCCAGGGGGTCCGTGGCAGTAGTGACCGACTCGAAATCCTACAGGAAGGATGGTCTTTCTACCCGGAACATCTACAGCAAAGGCCGACCGGCCGCTCTTCCGGTAGAGGAGCAGTTTGCCGAGCAGAGCGCCGTGAGCCGTTCGCTCCTGGGCATAGACCGGCGGGAGACTCAGCAGGGTATATTCGATAACGTAAGCTCTTACGGTCTCAACCGAAAGGACTGGGTGGTGTACTACGGTTACCCTGACACCTCCCAAGGTGGGTCTTGGATCTCAAAGAACTCCCCTGCCGGACCTCACGTCCCGGTAAAGGACTACGATTACAAGGAGGGATCCTCGGTTGTCCTAACATCCTACCCCGTACCGTACACCAATCCCGGAAACCCACCCGTATCCAATAAGATCAACGGGGTCGTGGATAATCCCGGACCTGGTTGGGGTCGTTACCTCCAGTCCCTCGTGGCTATGTACATCATCGAGTACATGGTCAACAACTTCACCCAGGAGCAGAAGAACGCTTTCCGACTCGGGTTTTTGGAGCGTAAGTACCCCAAGACCCCGGACGGTAAGTTCGATCGTCTGTACTGGGATCAGATCTGGTTGGATATCAACCAGGGAAGATTCGAGTCCGTAGGAAATATTCCCATCATCCCTCAGGGGACCCTCGTTAACTTCGCCCCCGAGTCCGGTAACGACACCATCGACCTGGCGGAACTGTTCGGTTCCGATCTTCAGCCCGAGGAGGCCAACGTCTCAGTTAACTTCAATAAGTTCTTCTTTGCCTCGACTCGTTACACCTGGCGTGAGCCGAACAGAGGGCATTACAGTATCGCAACGAACCCTAATCCGGAACTCTGGCAGGAGTACTGGGGTATAGATTACAACTCCCTACCAACCAACCTCAAGAACTGGGAGTTCCAGGTATACGCCTCCCAGTCCCAGGTACCCCAGTACGTCCTGGATTACAAACTACCATACTTCCTCATCACCTCCGACGTCCCGTCGGAATCGCTGATCTTCGGCGAGAGTTGGCCTCAGAGTTACTCCGATCCGGCCACTCCTCAGATCTCCGGTGCTATCTCCGACGGTAATATCATCGGGGGCAGTGAGTCGAACTACTCCGTCATCACTCTGACATCCATTCGGGCTTTTCGCTACCAACCTGGACGGATAAGCGCTTTTACCTACGGTGTCCGTGTGTCCGAAGAGGGTGCCGGTCCCGGATCCCTTCTGGAGTGGGGAGCCGAAAACTACACCGACGGGTACTTCTTCAGACTCCAAGACGGCACTGATTTCTCCGTGGTGAGGCGTTCGACAATCCCGCTCGGACAGACCGATCTTTTCACCGAGGCGGAGTACCGCGAACGCGAGGCGTACATCTCCCAACTCACCGGGGTGATTAGGTACAAGGACCTACTCACCGACTCCGAGGTCCTCCTGCTGGAGGACGAGGTGAGAAAGAACCGCGTCACGAAGGTCTACGAGACTGTGATCCAGCAGAACCAGATGAATGGTGACGGACTCAATGGGCGGGGAGAGAGTGGGTATATCTTCAATCCGGACACGGTCACGATGTACAAGATCGAGTTCGGGTGGTACGGAGCTATTGGAGCTAGGTTCTATGTCTACGTACCGCAGGGCAATGGGCAGGCTCGTTGGGTGGCAGTTCATACACTTGTCATAGAAAACCAATTGGGACAACCCTGCCTCGAAGACCCGTTCTTCTTCTTCAAGTACCGCGTGTACGTAGACAGTCCAAGTAGACTCCGTCTCCCGCAATTTGTGGAGAAGTACGGCGCATCGTACTACATTGACGGAGGAGACGAGGGGACAGTCTCGTTGGCAAGCGGGAGGGCGATAAATCGCACCGTGCCGGCTATCGCTTCCGACACGACTGAAGTCCCTATCTACGACTGGGCCAGCGTGCTGGGACTTAAACCCAAGCAGTACATCGTGAACTCCGAAGGGAACTCGTTTCCGAACAAGAAGGAGATCTTCCCAGTGTCCGTGTCCGTCACCTCGACGACGGATGCCGAGATCAAGTTCGTCAATCAGTACGGATGCAGGGAGAACGGTTTTACCTTCCAGGAGGGGTACACGTGCGTTATCCCGGAAGAGCAGAGGCTGAGAGGCATATTCAGCGTAAACCGATACCAGAAGGACGAGACCACGCTGGTCTCTCTTGGCAGAGATAAGCAATCACCTATCCCAACTCTGACGTACGTAGGACCCGATCCAGCGTTCCCACTAGCGTCCGATAATCTCAGAAGCGGAGGGTCGTTTATCGGATGGACCGCGTACGAGAAATCCCTTATGGGTTCCCATCTTATCGGGGATAAGGTGTTTGCTTCCTACGTTAACCCCACCCAGGAGTACTCTTCTTCCCCTAGTGGTATAAGTGGCCCGGAGATCGTGATCCAGAGAGATCTCTCCTCGAGTATCTATGTAGGTCAGTCAAAGAACCGACTCTGGTCAAATGCAGAATTGCTTTTCCGGTTCACGGAGAATGTCTCCCTAAAACTATCCAGGTTCCGCCGAGATACCACCCTTCTGTCCACAGTGGACATCACCACCGACGAATTCTACCTTCTCTTCTCAAGGGTAACCGCCCAGTCCAAGGACTCCTACTCGCTGACCTGCGGAGTGGATGATGTTGAGTTCGGATGCGACGGCAACCACTTTGGAGAGATGCAGATCGGTATTGTCTGGCCCCAGGAGAACCCGGGTTCCTACACCTACCCCGGATCCATCATATCCAGAGCGAGAGTCGGTCCTAATTTTGGTATAATCGACCCGAAGAACTCCGACGATAGGTCGGGACTGAGTGGAAATAGTTTCGACGTGAGAGTGCTGGAGGATGCCGGGAACTACTACGTTGTGGATAAGACGGTGCCTAATAGTGCTAACTACCGCTACTACGAGGGTTTGCCGGTAAACCTGGACTCCGACTCACTTAAGGACAACGTTCTGATACTCAATCAGTCCGCGTGGTTGAGTACCGGCGACGGTGGCATCGAGGTGGGCGAGGGTATGACCGACTCGGTGGGGCAGATAGACTCCCAACTTCCCAGCATCCCTGGCTCCGACGGGGGTAGTTGCCACGCGATCTACGGCAGAGCCGGGGAGATCAAGGAGATATCGACATTCACGGCATTCGATATAAACGGCACCGTGACCGCGGGAACGTACTACCTCTCCAAGACGTCCCCGTGGCCCAAGGATCTGTGGGCATCGTCAAACACGATCTTCGCCGAGAGGGACTCGGATGGTGCAAGCATAATCGTCCGCACGACTTCCGGCGTAGCACAGCAGTCTTATATCCCCGCGGGAACCAGTGTTAGACTCTACCTCCTTCCGGTGGTTGTTGTGAGTGGGTCGGCATTCTCCAACGAGACCCGCGTAACGGCTAAGTACCGCGCGATCGCCCTGTACAAACCAGACCTACTCCGTCCGGACGGGATCCTTCTCGCGCAGAAGATCGTGGGGCAGAACCTTTTCCCCCTGAGGTTTTTTGTGAGAATGCGGGAGGGGGCTAAGATCGGTGGCGTAAGTATCGGCCAGGTCACTCCTACCGGGGTCATACAGATCCCCTTCACACCCCACGGATCCACCCTGAGCGTGACAAATTCCGGTGGTCAGCCGGATAGGCACGATGGAGGTTCATCCGACGAGACCAACTCGGCGAAGAAGTCGATGATCGCGTATGGACACCCTGGAACATTGACATCCGCCGAGTACTCCTACTACGATGTCACTGGAGCGACGGGGGCAGATAGGAGGAAGAAGTGCCCGAGTTTCGTAAGTGGCAATATCCTCTCCGGAGCGGGATTCTCAGGCACCGGGGACTATCCGATCCGATGGCTGGAGTTTAAAGACTCTGGAGAGCCCATAGCATCATTCTTTGTTTCCGCCAATAAGCCCACGGAGATAGATTTGTCTGATATCTTCAGCATCAACACAGAATCCGTAGGTCCAAGTTTCTGGAGCAATAAAGCTCTGTTCATGATAGCTCGGAATCTCTCCGTGGGGGTGGATGGTACGATGTCAGTAACGCTCAATTATAAGGAACAGTGATGGCAGATTTCTTTAAGTTTCTTCAGCAGAACAGACCCGATACCGGACTGGTTGACAGGTTCGATCTGAGCGAAATCTACGATTCCGACGAGCGTCTAGCACTTACTAACCTGCTACTTAACCCCGACGGCCTTGACCAGATATATGGCCTCGCGAATGACGGCCTGACAAAGGAGGACGTCAGGACGATGGGAGGACTCGATAAACCCGTCATTCACTCCTTGGGAATCTCGGCCCGTACTCTAGGCAGTGTGGCCTACTCGTTGAGCCAGCAGATAACAACTGATAAGGCAGTGGGCGAGCCAGGTAAGCAATCGTTCTCCACGGCGGACTTCTCAGACAATATCATCGTGTTCCAGGGCGGATTGGCCGCCAAGAAGATCGAGTACAACTTCCTCGACGAGAATGGTGACGTACGGACGACCACCGTGCCGACATCGAGGCAGAGTCTCTTCAACTCGTCGAAGGACACGGCGGGTAAGTACGTGTCAGCATCGTACCCAGGGCTATTCAGGATAAGGCGCCGGTCCCACCTGTACGAGCTCCGCCTCTCCTCAAAACTTCTTATCGAGAAGGGTTCTATCGTAGAATCGCCGACAGACACGCTGAAGATCCCCACCTACATGCGCACCTCGGCTAACACCTCGCCGAGCGTAACGAACCTGGAGTGCTACGCGACAAAGAACTCACCGCTGATCCTCCCGGTCAGGATCTACGGTACGGCCTCGATCTCGTTCTCCAGAGCCAGCGCAACGTCCAGCTCTCCCGCCTTCATCTACGGATGGGAACTGAAGAGGCAGTCAGATCTCCGAGTCGCCAGAGCTGATTCAGTCTCCTCGGCGGGTGCTGTGACCACGGTGAATATCACTATTAACACCTCGGGGACGGTGTGCAATGGTGTGGATAGCCTGCTATACATCTACCTGGATCCGTCGGCGATCACCTCCGCCAATCTCTCCGGGCTGGGGATGACCGAGCAGGGTGGCCGGGACATAGGACTCGTAGGGTTTAACTCTCTTCAAGAGTTGGATATATCCAACAATAATCTGTCCACTCTACCGGTGTGGCTGAGAACGCTTCACGGTAGCCTTAAGAAACTCAATGTGAGGGGCAACGCGTTCTGGAACAACGGGATCGTCTCCTTCTTCGATTGGCAGGAACCTCCCACAGGAGTGACCGGAACGAGTGACGGTGGTGGTAGACCTAACACTACCCTGGCTCAGACGCTCGGGTATAGTGGGTGGTTTAATTCTGGACCGGTAACGGCTTACGACGGAACGTACGGCACGGTGCAGGACCAGAACGGCGTGCTATACAAGAACCAGAGGAACATATCGATCAATGGTGGCCTACTACCAAGCATAACCGCTACCCACGGGTTCAGACCCTTCACGGCTCTTGAGGAACTCAATCTGGGTCCGACCGTGAAACTGGCCAACCCGGACTTCTCCACCCTCTTTCCTGCTCTAAAGACTCTCGTTATCGACTCCGGAGACGGAAGCCCAAGAGTTCTGTACGGTCTTATCCCCAAGATGCTCAATAACGACGGGGTCATGTCCCTGTCGCTTGCGGGACACGCCGGGGACGTGGGAGGGTCTATAAGGCACCTGGGAAATACGTTAACCTGGAACACCGCCGACCTGGTCTTCAATAAGAGGCAGTTTATAGGTCAGTTCAAGTTCTCCTCGTTCTCTATAGAGAACAGTGGAGGTGGTGGGTGGTTCGGGGGAATATGCACTACTAACTCCGAGTTGGGAGTCAGCATTCCCGCCACCACAGTGGATAGTCTTCCAAAGTACAGTTTTGTAGCGTCTGGGACAGCCGCGGATGCCTGGAGTGGGTGGTTAGCGGAGACTCAGAGCCTCAATGTCTATAACAGGGACATAGCGGTCAGGATCGCTTCCGGAACCAGTCTTACTTGGAACAAACTAAGCAGTATAAACTGCATCTACTGTGGCACGCAGGAGACATCCGATAAAGTTAAGTATAACGCTTCGGTAGATGTGGGGACGTTATCCTCGGTGGATATCATCCAGGCCCCCAGACTCGGAACGATAGAGGCCTGGTACGCGGGCTGGTACGGTAAGATCCCCTCGGTGTCCGGAGCCACAAGTCTCTCCTTCATCAACTTCGGAGCCAACAACTGGAGCGGCTATGAGACATCCGACGGACTACAGTACCTCCTCCCATCAAACTTTGTAAACGAGTCGGTCGGAACCTCCTATCATCCTCTGCAAACAGTATACCTTCACTCACTGTTCAATAGCTCATCGAGAGATCTCGAGTTCAGATCCACAGATCTGAAGAACCTACCTCGCATCTCCACGTTTTACATCGGCGACTCGTATATAACTGGCAAGTTCCCCACAATATACTCCAGTAATAACACGTCCGGCGTAAACTTCAATACCTGGTTCCATAACTGCAGATTCAGGGACCTCTCCTCGCTCGGATCCTCCGCAACAAGCAGAGTACAGACAATCTACGGACCTTCCAATGGCACCGGCGTGGGTGGGTCACTGTTGCCTAGCTTCTTCACCTCGTCGAACAATGGAGTTCTTAACTACGTCAACCTTGATGGGACCCTCTCGCAGAGGTACCCGGGAAACTGGACTGTGCCCGAGAGCAGGGGCAGATTGATCGCGCCTCTGGTAACCGGAGAGACGGAGGAGACAACTCCGGGTGTAACCTGGACATCGAGGAACAACAATGATACATCCAACGCCACCTCGGATAAACTGTACCAGAGTAACCCTGGTGGATTCCAGATCGACTCCCAAGTTATGGTCGGGGATATTGTCTACAGCGGATCGACTGAGGTCGGAAGAGTGACCCAGATCGATAGGGGAAATCGATTCGTGTACGTTAATCGTGAGGTGTCTGTCACCTCCGCAACGTTAAAATTCCGCAGAGCAGGTCAAGACATAAGTTCCTTCTTCGACAATCACATCGCGATAGACCAGATCTATCTCCAAGGTGTGCGAGCGACCGGATCCGTACCTCTGTTCAAGAATTGTGTGGGACTGAGATTCGCCTACCTGAATAACAATCTTCTCACAACATACAGGTCTGGCACCCTTAAAAATATCACCGGCATGGCAACCGGAGCCAACTTCACTCCGGCGTTAAGAAGATTCAGTCTTGAGGGCAACGCACTCACCAAGCAGTCTATCAAGAACATCATCAGTGACGCTTTCGATATAGGTGTCTACTTCAGATCCAAAAACATCTCCCCGAGTTTTATCATAGGTCTGTACTCCACCAAGTACGACAGCGTGAACAAGGAATATCAGAACTGGACGAGAGCCGAGATCTTCGATCAATCCTCCACCACTGTTAATGCCGCGGGTGAGACGATAACGATTCCCGATCCGCTGGAGACTAAGTTCAACAGGCTCGGGACAGGGGGCATGTACCCGGGTATCGTAATACAACTCTTCTAATCACCCAGGAGCACTTAGAACATGGCAATCGGTCTAACTAGATCTAAAAACCTATCGGAGTCCAACCTCAACCTCAAAACCGCGCTGCAGAAATTGTACGCTCCTGGGATAGAGACTGACATCGAGCTGTACTCCCTCTCGTCGTCGGTGGAGTCTCTCTGCGTGTCCGGAGTACTCGATGATAAAACGTCTCAGATATACAGGCTGACGACCGAAAAACTAAGTACTCTTTCTGGTGACGTGATAAACCGCACCAAGTTCGGCTCTAAGTACTTTACTTTTACCGATGAGAATCGGGTGTACTTCACAAAGTACGAGGTCGGTACGGGTAACTCAGATAATGTGACTCCTCTTCGCTATTCCGTCGGTGGTTCCGTTCCGGCTCTCCGTCTGATATCCGGAGGCGGAGGGTTCTACTTTCTAAACTCCCAAGACCAGATCGCCTCCCTTGAGAACTTCGCAGCCACGTGGATAGCTGACGCTAGTTCCACCATCACCATAACACTTAACTCCCACGGATTCGTAAAGGACCAGGTCGTGGGTATCAGATTCAATAACTCCGGAGGTGGTACGAACGCGACGTCCGGTGACTACGCCGTGGTGTCCGTGACGGCAAACACCTTCACCGTTGCCAACTCCGGGGGTTCCATAAGTGGTTCCGGGCAAGCACTCGTCTCTAGTTACGATGTAAGACTCTCCAATATCCAGCTTCGGGGTAAGACTAGTAACGCGACAAGCCTTAGAGCCGATGTTACATTCACCAAGATGGCATTCGACTACCTGCCCGGTACTCCGGCCACTTACACTAACACCTCGTTCGGTACCGAACTCGGGTCTACTGCCTCGGCTACGGTGACTCTCACCAACCACGGACTCTCCACGGGAGATAGCGTGTACATCAGAGTCCTGTCTGGCACGCTGAAGAGCGGGTTTGTTGGGTCGGTCACTGTCACCAGTTCCAGTACTTTCACTGTTGTTCTTCCGTCCACCAGCACGAATACATCCAAGAACTGTGAGGTATGCGATCCAAGGGAACTACTCAGATTCACGACCGCTAACGTAACGAGATACTACGTCAGTTCCGTGAGGATAACCGATCCCGGATACAGTTACGTGATCCCCGAGGAACTTGAGGTGGTCGAGGCGAGCGTTAACGACTCCAACACCGGACAGGTGGTGAAGGTGCGGAGGCAAAGAGGTGTTTACTTCGAGGGAACCCCCGAGATAATCCGCACGAGTAACTTCACGTACACTGTCAAGAACGCTACCGAGGATGGATTCTTCCTCTTCGACGAGGAACTGGGTAAGTACGTGTACCTTGACAGGGACACCTCGGAGACCGGTCTGACATCTGAGCAGGCCATAGAGATCCGAAGATTCGACGGATCGAACATCACCAATATCCTACAGTTCAAATTTGCTCAGTCGCCGATCTATCTCAGGAGTTACACATCGGAGGTTTTCTCCGTAAGCGGCAGTATCTCCTCGGCGATAAACTCCGTGAGTAGCAGCGCATCCGATCTGAAGACTAGATCGAGGTTGGCTATTCAGAACACTAAGCGACCAACCCCCGTCTCCTCGGCGGAGAATGTTCTAGGTTACACCTACAACTCCTTTTCTGGTAAAGATGTGGTGGTATGGCAGAGAGTCGTACTCCGCGATCAAGATTTCGTCTTGAATCCCTCTGACACAACTCTTGGCGCAGGATCCATTACAGGTGATAGACTAAGATCCTCGGTGAGTGAGTTTGTTCTCGGACCGGTTGTTCAGTGGTCCTCAGTGGCGTCCGGAGTCGTTACGATCGTACTGAGTTCCCACTCGGTGAAAACCGGGGACAGTGTTAAAGTGTCCAATGTAGTAGCTAACACTGGAAGTAAGTTCTCTTCGGGTACCTACACTGCCAAGTATATCAATGCTAACGAGTTTTCCATACAGACATCCGCCACAGTGGCAGGGTCGGGTACACTCGATCTCATGCTCCCTGACCCGAACTTCCAGGTAAGGGTGCCAGGTCTATTCATCAAGGTGGGAAATGACTACCGCAGGGCCTTCTCCACTACAGATAAACCGTTCTTCCAAGAGATCACCGATGCCGGCGGAGTGACTGTGACCATGAACCCGAGCATAACAGGACAGAACCTCGGGGTCCTTAGCGCCGAGGGCACCTCCGTGACGACAAATCCGGCTTCAACGGACTGGTACTCGTATAACACCACGATTTCGGAATTGGCCCAGAGAATCCACACCAATGGCCGCGATGGGGCTTTCTACTTCCACAGGCAGACCGCCCCAGCGGTTACTGGAATCCCCACCGTGAAGAACGGGGTCCAATCGACAATCTACGCCGTACCACTCTTCACTCTATCCTGATCAGGTCCACGATGGGTTATTGGCGGAAAGCACACTGAGTTGGCTTCCGCCAGTCTGTTTACGGATGAAAAGGTAGTACCGGTCCTTCACCGGTTTGTTATTGGAGTAGAATCTAACGTCTTTGTACAGATTTGCATTCTGCACGGGACCATCAGGAAGACCTACATTTAACTCCACCTCGAGTTTATGGGTGTACTCCGATCCACCAAATACAGGTTTCTGTGCCGTCAGCAGCGATGAAAGGAGATTGCTACGTTCAGAACTACTGAAGTCAAACATCAGTTTGTCAGTAACGTAGAGGTACTTCTGCCCCATATCATCGGAACTATTAACCCGTCCTCCCCACCAGATGTCAAACTGCCCCTCGGTGGAGGCGTACAGCGCTGTGTCGGTCTTAGTGATGGCCTGAAGTGAGATATTCTGAATCGAGTAGGGTGGATAGCAGAGCCCTCCGAGCCCTGGATCCGATGCCCCAGAAGTATTATCGTAACCGAATGGAACTACGATGTCGGCCGGCGGGGCGGGAAGCTCGGTATCGGAGGAGAATGGCTGGATCTCGGTGGGTGAGCTTCCGGCCTTTACGTACAGTGTCTCCCCGAAACTCAGGCTGGAACCGCTATCAGCCCTGAGGAACTGGTACGCCGAGTTGAAGACAAATCGGATCTGTACCAGACGATCGGATATATTACCGCCGCTAGGCACGGGGATAACGGTGGTTCTCACGACTTTGGCCCCGGTGGAACTCACGATATTCGCGGGTAGAGTACTACCAAGCTGGAGGTGATTGTAGTACACCTGACAACTCGTGTACTGACCGGCCGCGATGGACGGCGTGAAAGTCACTGTTCCGGTGGAGGCGTTATATGACGTCACTCTTCTCACCGTTGCGTCGTTGGGGAAGATGATCTCGGAACCGATGTACTGATTGTTATTGGAGTTGGTCGAGTCGGGGGTAAATACCCCACCGGAGGACGTTATCGTAACCTCTCCTGAGTTCACGGTAAGGGTCACTCCGGAGAATGATGTTCTCTGAGCCCCTATGAGCCCGTAAAAACTATAGGGGGTTGTGCCTTTGGTGAACTCGGCGATAAACATCGACTTAGCGACGTGGTTTCTGGATCCGGTGGCGCCCATGGTCAGTTGGGCGATGATCCCGGTATTATCGTAGGTGAAGGCCGAACCGTTCCACGTTCCGACACTCAGCCTCCCTACCCCATCGACCTCCTCATAGAGAACCCTGGATGTGGAGGCAAAGTTAGCATCCGACGGCAGTTTATTTAGCGCGATAGTGGAGATGTTCTGCCTACTGCTCTTAGAGAAAGTGGTAGTGTTATCGAGCATATGAAGCGCTTTCCCGTAGGTGGTCGTGGAAGTTGTCGAGATGACTCCTAGGTCGTTTGACGGGTAGGCGTTTATAGTCACAGTACCCCCGAATCCTGCAGCGTTCTCCACCACCTCAATGAAGGTATAGTTCTCCCCTTTCTTTCTGGTCTCACCGGTTGCCAGATTCTTCCCAGCATACGGCGAGGTGGTACCGATCTCGGCTACCGTACCTTTCTTTTGACGACCTATCATCAACAGTTTTGAGTGGTTGTAGTCGTAGTCTCTTTCGGTGTTGGAACTTGTTACGGAGTTTGTCAGGGTTCCGTCATACCTTGTTGAGGTGTAGGTGCTGGGTTTTGGCAGACCTCCCAACGTAGCTCTATACAGATCCAGGTTTGCCTCGAACGCGATTTTCGACGGGTCAGGCTCTACGTAGTTCTTACCTACGTTCTCAAGAAGATCACTGATACTTCCGTATTTGCCTGTGGGATTAGGATTGAAAAGATACTTCTGCCACATCGACACGATGTTCAATGTCGCCGTCCCCGGAACAACGTTAAAAGGTCGGTTCTTCACGACCGCCCATATTGTCTGGCCATTAGTCGGACTTACTCCAGGCACGCTAAAGCTGGCGTAGGTAACTCCGCTTACGGGAGCACCCTTTGTCCCTATGATCGTCGTAGAGGGTATGGTGTAGCCGGTTAGCACCGCCGGTTTACTTGCTCCGAGGGTGGTGTACGCAATGACCTCAAAGTTAGTACTGTAGTTTGCGAAATTTGCCTCCTCGGCCGCACTGCCACCTGAGGAGGTGTCCACGGACCACGCACTCTGCGCCGAATTCCACGTCAGTCTTAACTGCGCGGAGTAGTCATTCCACTTTGAGATGTCCGCGGTGCTGAGATTCGTATCCAGCATCTGGATAAAGAAACTCGGAGTCCCCAGCGGGCGTCTCGTAACAATATCGGTCTGGGCCGGGTCGGTGGAGGGTTGACCATACCAGAACCGTATTACCACAGGGACGTAATCGTCCAAGAAGTTCTTGATCGCGCTTCCCTCTAACCCGGTGTAAGTTTTAGCTAGGTCAAGTGCTCCACCATTCGCCAAGGAGCGTTGGGACGGCACGGATCCCGATCCGGTACCAAGGGGCATTGTCGGACCTCCTTGGACATAGTACAACCTACCTCCAAGAACGTTAGGAACTGAGTTCTCCCGAGAGACCTGGGTGTAGTAAGTGGTCGAGTCCGCCGTGTTAAGGGCCGTTCTCCAGGTACCCTCGATCGCTCTAGTTGTGGGGTTGTATCCGGTCTTGTCGAAATAGTCTATGCGAAGATGCCCGTTGACCTGGGCTGCCCACCTCATCATGGTGGAGGTGGAGGCAAAATCGCCTCGCTTGAACCAAGCGTCGAACCTTAGCCCCCAGTTGTAGCGAGTACTGATCCCCCGAGGGGCAATCTGGTCGAACTTCATATTCCCGTCCCGGACTATAGGGAACTTCGGGTTGGTGAGGGCGGATTGTGTTGGATCACCGTACTCCGAGGCACTGTTCATATAGTGGTCGTACTCACCACTCCACCAGTACTCCGACTCGGAGTCAGGAACAAACCGGCCATTCTGGATATACCCGATTCGATGCGTGTTCGATATCTGAGTCACGGTCGATGGGATAAAATCCGCGGAGTTCTCCGCAGTGGAAGTTATCGCCTCGGTGAAGAATGGCGGAGGGTTCGTGTGCGAGTACTTACTCACCGAGTCGGTTGGCTGGGTCTCGGGTACGTAGTACTTGTAGAGCACGGTACCCTGACCTTGGTAGTTTGTTCCCCTGCCCGCGAACCTCTCAGCCTGGGCGATCCTGTCCGAGATGCGCTGGCGTGGATTAACTAGCGGAACGGTCCTTCCGCTTTCATCCTCGGCGTTAATGGATGCGCCCTTTAGGATCTCAAAATCCTCACGTTTGAGGTCGTACCTCACGACTCCGTCCAAGACCTGAAGGTCGTTTGGCACGAATCTGCCTAGGACGGACGCCTCGGCCGAATCTTGAATATCCGTGAGGACCTCGGCCAGCGCCCTGTCCTTGGATGCAAGGTCACCGAGCGCGTTATCACGAACCAGACCGTAGTACTTTACCTCGGTCTCAGCGCTGTCCCTCTGAGAAAAAGGCTGTGGTTCCACTCGCGAGGTTCTAAGTCTCCCGCCGCTCTTTGATTTTGGCATCTTTCCAGGGCACTATGTCAATATAACTTACTTTAAACCCGCAAAGTTATCTAGACAAGTACAGGTCCGAGTAGGCCCGGATGACGGACTGGACGAATGAGGACCGTTCTATGTCATCAAATCCGAACTCCACCGAACCAACATCAGGCATGTCTTTCAGCCTCTTGATGGCATCCGACAGTCCGTCACCGCCAAAGCGATTAGCCAGGTCTCTCTGCACGACGTCCCCGAGAACGGCGACACTCGACGAGTCTCCAAGACGAGTGAGAATAGTCATGAGACTGTGGGTTGTTGCGTTCTGCATCTCGTCGGCGATAACCACGCACCTATTCAACGATCGCCCGCGCAGGTGCTCTATGGGCAGAAACTCTATGTACTTCTTCGAGAGGAGGTACTCCGCTTTGCCCTTCGACATGAAAACCTCAAGGGCGTCACGGACGGGACTGATATGGGGCGCGATCTTCTCGTCGAGATTTCCCGGAAGGAAGCCGAGTCCCTGCTCTCCGGGGACACTCACAACGGGTTTCACGTAGTAGATCTTATCCACCTCCCTCTTCTGCAGTTTCTCGCATGCTACGTAGGTCGCTAAGAGGGTCTTCGCTGTGCCTGGTGGTCCGGAAAGCAGAGTTAGGACCTTGGTCCTTAGGTACCTCATAGCATCGACCTGGTTCGGGTTACGTGGCATCAGTATCCTGTTGTCTTGGAACTTGGATCCCGACTCATTACCGCCACTGTTGCTGTTACTCTCCATCGCGAACACCTGGTTCTCCTCGAGCCGGCGCTGCTTCCGTGTAGATTTTCTAGCCATGAGGTTTTTTCTGTGTGGGATACGAAAAAAGACCCCAGAAGTGCGTTACTTCCAGGGTCTCCGGGTCATGTAGTGCTTGCTAGTGGTCTGGACATGCGCTAATGTTTTCGCATCCTGACATACTTTAAACTATTCTCACTTTTAGCACGCTGCCCGTCCTGTACATCCCCCCGACCACCACCGGGGGAGTCGCAGCCGCGGCCGCGGCATCATCCACAAACTCCCTGAGCCCCGTGAAACTTATCCGAGAGAAGGGAACGGAGGCTCTGTCCCCGAATCTTCTAGCGACTCCGGTGGAATCGACGTAGTAGATCTCATCTAGTGCCTCGTTGAGAAAGAGTTCTCCCCGGTAGGTGTTGGATGAGTTTTCGTTATGCTGAGTCTGGATGTAGGATAGGTTGTGAGTTGTATCTGATGTAAATCTAACGCCCCACCTGTGGAACGGAGGCTGTGGAGTCGCTGGCATGCTACGTCTCGGTTACTGACTATATACTTCTTTAAACTTTATTACCCCCGCGGCCAAGGATCGTGGTATGATAAGGCTGTAAAGTCGGTGTTTTTCCAGTATGCGTCCGAAGACTATCGTTGTGCTCGGAGCCGATCGTGTCGGCAAGTCCACCCTCGTGGAAAATACAAAAAAAGACCTAGTGTCCAAGGACATCTGTGTACGCTCCCTCCACTTCTTCGGACCCCAACCCCACCACCACTCCCCGATCCAGCAGTACATCGATCCGTTCCAGTCCGCTCTGGAGGAAAAAGCCGAGGTGGTTATCTGTGATCGTGGTTTCTCCGAGGTGTGCTTCTACGAGCGGTTCAGAAGGAACATCAGCATCTCGGAGGAGTGGGCTAACTCCGCGGAGTCGTTTTTCGCAGCCTACAGCTCCAAGATAAAGGTCTTCCTCGTACGCAGATCGTGGGAGTGGTCCAGGCCATTTCACATCGAAGAGATCAAGGATCTTCACCCGGGCTGCTCCGAGTATTTCGTGAGTACGCAGTTAAAAGCTCGTGAGAAGGAGCACCGAGAGTACTACAAGTATATGTGCGACTACCTCTCCCATCGTTCGCTTCTGACCGATATCCAAGTCATCTCCCCATCAAAGGACTCCTCCCTCGCTCACATGGTTTAAAGACTAACTGATTAGATATAGGAATCATTACCACCTATGGCAACCGTACTTAACACCGGTCTTTATCGCAAGATCGGTATGGAGTTTGAATACAAGATCTCCTTTCAAGAGTTTCTGACCGAGGCCATCGCCTCCCCGTTGGTCTCCTCGTACAGCTCCGGAAGTAACACTCCAACTGCTCGCACCAGCGCTAAGGATAAGTTCGTGGCCTGTGGTCCATCCATGAGCTTCGAGGCCAAAAAGTTCGCCTACGCTACCCTTGAGATGGTCATCGGAGCCCTGGCGGATAACGCTGATGTGCCCGCGGATGACAAGACCGCGCTCAACGCACTCCTCGTTAACGCCACGAAGTACGTCGGACTAACCGGAGACGGGGACTTCCACTTCATGGTAGCCACGTTCAACATCGCGGAGGCCATCTCCTCCGTCATCGCCGAGGTCGTCCCGGCTCCCCAGGCCCCGACCGGTGGCCTTGTCACCCTCACTCTGCAGAAAGCTGGAAGTGGATACACCACCGACGGTACCCTTACCTCCGGTACGGTCTCCATCAAGATCGAGTCGACGGAGACCACCAATCCAGCGGGTTACGCCTTCGGTGTGGCCACAGCGACTCTCACAGCGGGCAAGGTTACCGCGATCGGCGCCATCACTACCGCCGGAGCAGGATTCAAAGTCGGTCAGATCGTGGCCCTCAATGTCAATACCAACGTGTCCACTGGCGCTACCCAGAAGACTGCGGCTCTGGCGCAAGTTACTGCCGTGTCCTGATAAGAACCCGATGTGTCTAGTCTGTATCGTTGCCGAACCAGAGTAGCTTATAAGCCTTTCAAATCTGAGAGGCTTATTGTCTTTGAGGAAAAACACATCCAGGAGGCAAGCGTAAAGCTAAAGTGGAATAATACTTTTCCCACGATGGCTTCTCAAGGCAGCAGTGCAGCTGAATCGTACGCGTCGGGGATAAACCAATCTACCTGCCAGGTAGTTATCTCCGATCCGTACCTAACCGGGGCCGCCTGGCCAGCACTTTTTGACGCTGCCTCGATGTGGTCCGCGTCTAACACCGCGCAGACCAACAACATAATTCTTCCGCCGTGCGGGGAAAACCAGGACCCCGTAAAGGATAAGTGCTTTCGCTACGCATCCATAGACGACAGCGCTCTTATCAACTCCGACGGTTCCTCCCGACCACTTCAGGATACTTTTGCCCACATAATCATCTCGTTCTGGTACGAGGTTAACGGAACCGCGTTCGGCTCCGATTACTACTTCCGGGTCAATCGCATCAGTGTAAACCACGGGTCTAACTTCCCGTCAGTAACGCTGAGCGGCACTGATCCAAAGGCGGTGGTGTTCAATCAGAACCTGATAAACGTTAAGTTCGACGAGGGAATATCCGTCGAGGAGGCCTTGAAGAAGATCTCCGAGGAGAACGGGTACAGGGCGGATTTCTGCGTACCTCCTAACCAAGACACAGCGTCAACATACATTCTTCCCCGCTCCATCATCTACAAAGGAGTCACTCCGGACGAGGCGATGAAGAAACTTGTCGCGGCTACTGGTGGTTCCATGCTCTCTCTGCCGGTGAAGGAGTACGGAAACAGAGTAAGTATATGCACCCGAGGCGAGATAACTCAGAGTTGCATGGTCTTCTATCTCGGCAAGGGCCTCTACGAGACTTTTCAGATAGATGGCGAGCCGCCAGTCACTTTCGCCGGTCAGAATATGCAGAGCGGCGCTACTATCAACAATGGTGATCCGTATCTCTCCGCGAGTTTTGCCGCGAGCAAGTACTCACTAAAGGAGGTTATAAAGCAGAAGAGGATCAAAGCGCTGCAGGATGTCAAGAAAGTCACGTTCCCGGACCTGTTCAAACCCTGCGAGAAGCGATGCCAAGGTCCCCAGGCGGACGGGTACGGTTGGAGCGGCCAGGGTCCCCTGGTGGAGAACAAGCGGTACACCAAGGCGGGCATGTACGGACTCGCCCCCAATGGCCTCACGTCCATCTCCTATCTTCCGGGCATCGTGGAGAGCGCTTCGGAGAGTGAGGGGAAAGTTGTTATAAAAACCGAGTTCTGGTTCCAGGTCTGCAAGGAGGACGACTCGCAGAAATGCTTCGGTCGCTACATCTACCAGGAGTCGACCAACCTCTCCAGCGTCAAGGTCAAAAATCGCGAGGAGGTAAAGATCTCGCAGGAGATCGGATCATCCACCTCTGCCAAGAAGGAGCTAGTACGATTCTACATAAATGGTCATAGCAACGAGACGGTAACCATTGACCCCCAGTTGATCTGGAACTGGGCCGCACCCGCCGAGACAACCTCCGATTTTCAGAATAAGAACGCTCCCACCGGTCCGTCCAATGCGATCGTTCAGCCCGCTCCTAAGCAATCGCTGAAGGACTGGAAGGCGACAACCACGGCCAAACCATCTAAGATTCTGCTGATGGCCGGTCACGCTGACCTAACATCCTCCGGAGCAGCCGACGAGTACAAACTGAACATAGAATTGGTGAAGTGGGCGGGAAGGAATGCCCAGGCGTACGGTATCTCCGATCTTATCGAGACTTACCTCCCCCCGTCATCGAACCTGACCGACACCGATCCTCGATCGCAGTTTAGCAAGACAACACAGGCTATCGCCGCAGGTAAGCAGGTAATAGAGATCCACAATGACCAGACTGATGGGAAAAGTGGTGTGATCCCACCCACCGGAGGGAAGAGGATATGGCCTCTTGATGAAGCCCTCTCCTCTTCCTACGGAGCGTTCAGTGTCAACCACCGGGACGGCCTTGGAGTGCCAAAAAGAGGAGGTACGATACTGGAGGTGGGGAGGATGGACCCACCAGTCAGAAACATAGTGCGTTCTGGGACCACTGCTCAGAAGGAGGCGCTGTACAAACAACTGATGGACCCTCTCATGAGATCCATCGCCTCCGAGATGGGCAAAACCCCCACCACCTCAGCACCCACAACCGGTCAGTCCGGCCAGCAGGGCTCCGTGTTTGTGGGGAAGGTGGGATCGACCGGAAGATCTAGCGCACCCCACGTCCACTTCCAGTTTGCGGGAGGATCCGGTCAAGGATCCGAGGCAAAACTCACGGAGATCGCGAGGAAGTACGTGATCGCCGGAAATAAACCTCTCGGGGACGCTGAGCGGAACCAAGGGTATGGCGCGGGTAGAAACCACCAGGGCATAGATTTCTTTCCCGGTAACAGGTCAAATATCTACATAACGAACGGAGCAAGCGTAAAACAAGTAAACGAGACAAAGTGTGTTAGGGAGAATAGCCTATCGGATCAGTGCGGTGGTGGGTTCGGAAATTACGTCACGATAGGAACCCCCGAGGGAGACGTGATAATGGCCCATCTCGCCCCAGAATCCATCCCTCCTAACCTCCCGGGGTTAACAAGTTCCGACTCCGGAGGTAACACCAGTCCGTCCATTGCCGGTGCTCCAGCAAATAAAGCACTGACGATAGAGACATCATTCAAGGGAGTGCCTCGGGCCCTACGTATCACTCCTGGTAGGACCATTCTGTCCTTCATCACTGAATACGACAACTGGGTGGAGAACGGAGGGCCACGTGGCCAGGACCCATCCACCGATCCTGGAGTTTGGATTCCCTCAAGATTCAGGAACTGGTTTGTGGGAGAGGTGCAGTTTATGTGGAGGCAGGGAGATTTAAGGGTGGATATAGAAGCTAATAATGCGTGGGGGAACAGTGTTATCTCCGCCCCAACATTCTCCGAGTACCTGCAGGGTCAGCAAAGTACCGGAGAGTTCAATGTCACACGCGACTACTACGGGTACATACGCTCCGTTGGGGATCTCTGCTTCCCGGTCAAGAAGTCCGATACCGGCGAGTACACGAGCTCGTGCAAAGAACTATGCAGAGAATCCCAAGAATTCTACAGGAAGTACGGAAGCGGAAGCGGAGGAGGACAGGAGACCGGAGGTAACGGCGGGAGTACAAGTTCTTTCCCGGCGGCAAACTGCAAGACCGGAGACGCAACCAAGGACACTATAATAAGCGCGCTCTACGCCGCTGGGTTAAAGACTCCGAATGCTTTTGCCGGCGCGTTGGGTAATCTGCAGGAGGAGAGTGGATTCGATCCGAATGTTCATAACACCTCGCGGCAGGGACTTACCTGCCGCAGTGTCTCCGGGCAGAAGGAGAAGTGCTATGGTATAGTGCAGTGGGGAGGATCGAGAAAGTCCCAGGTTCTAAGCAAGTGTGGGCAGAACAGCACCCTGCAGTGCCAACTCGAGTTTATGGTGCAGGAGATCAAGACCCGCGGTGGTGGGTTGGTGGAAAGTATGAATTCCTCGGGTTCGGCATCAGCCGCCGCTGACCTCTGGATGAGTAAGTACGAGGTGGCAAGTGGAGGAGGCAGGAGAAGACAGCAGTACGCCGAGCAGATCGTAAAAACAATGAAGTGCGATAGATGATACCACAAGTTATCGCCTCTGGAATAATGGCCGCGGTACTCAACTCGGCTAAGAAACAGATCTTAGAAGTCGCGAAAGCGGAGATAATCAAAGCACAGAAGGAGTCGTTGAGAAAAGACATACTCGCAAAAGTAGCTGCTCAGTACTCCAAAGAAGCCAGGCATAATCTCACTAGGTACATAGAAGCACTGGAGAGTGCCCAGGTGGAGATAAGTTTCAAGGGCAAGCCCGGAGAAGCGCTTATAGCAAGAGCGCAGTCTGCTGTGCAAGAACTAGAGAGTTACCTGGACCATCAGAATCCGGATGGAGCGGTAATTCAGTTTCTAAAGAGAAGGTACGCGGAAGAGGGTATCAATATTATCACTGGGAGACTGTACGCTGGACATTACGTTGGTAGAAAGTCCCAAGGTATCTACGAGGTGGCGAATAAAATGGGCTACGCTGCTCCGGTAAATAGTAGAAAACCCTGGTTGTCCAGTGAGAAGACAACTCAGGGTATCGAGGAGATGTTAGCAAACGCTGCCCAGGAGATATTTGAGTTGAGTTTTGAGAACCTCGATCTTAGTTCCGATCTCGCTCTGTTAAAGTTCCCAGGACAGGGATTCAAACCCACCATTGGTAACAATACTACGAAATCTACTACCAAACCCAAGAAGAAAAAGAAAAAGAAGTGATCACCCGTAGTACTTAGAACCCTTCTCAAGGTTGGCTTTTGCGCTCAATGCCTGAAGACGCGCGTTGATAGCGTGGTAGTCAAACCAACTCTCAGCTAGAGTGGTGTCTCTGAAGTAGCACTTTGTCCCGTGGCAGTAAACATCCACCCTTTCCAAGTCCACCTTCTCATCCCTACACCACTCCTCGACGAGATTTTTAAATGGGTACGAGTGGTCTATATGGAACTCTCCGGAGTTGATAAAATCCCCACTCATGGGACACCTTAATGGTTTCCTTTTGAGCTGACGATTAACACTCATCCTGAATGTCTTGATCTGAGGCTCCACGATTTGCCTCATGGCAATCAGAGCATCCTTTTTATTCTGCTTGTACTCCGGAACCGGTTTCTCCCTCGGGAAGAGCTCGTCAGTGACTTTGCCTTTCCCCATCCAGACCTCCCTCTTAGAATTGGGAGTTATCATGACGATTCCTTTTACTGCCCTACCCTGAAACTTTTTACTTCTAATCTTGTACTTTACGTCCCCTCGGTCCTTCACAACCTTCCACCTGGGGATCAGATCTACCACCTCGCTAAGAAACTCCTCATCACGGCCTTTTACAAAGTAGTTACACTCTGTTCCGTTGACGACCTCTGTCCACTTCTTTTCGAAGTTTCCTTTCGTGTATTCTGTGCCTTGGATGGATACGATGCGTCGCATAGGATGAATTCTATAAGTTGCTCCGAGTATCTTCTGATATCATCGGCATTTTTCAGATGAGGGTTCTTACGCACCAGCGTAGAAACTGATCTTTTCTTCACCAGGTAGTCCATGAGGAACGTCTCGTCGTTCGGGTCAAGATCAGTGATCTTGTGTAGAAGTTCCTTATGACTGGCCATAAAATCGCCCATAGTCATGTCGGATTCGTACTCCGATTCGGTGATGTTAGAGTACTCTGTTACCGGGGAGAAACTCATGGCAAAAGCTTGACGAACCGCCCTAACCTTCTTAACTGGTACCTGGATCTTTTCGGCGATCTGTTCGTCGGTGATGTTAGGATCAGTCGTAGTGTATTTTCGGATCTTGAGGTAAAGATCCGAGTAGGAACGTGGGATCTTAACCAACCGAGAATTATCGCGCAGGTAGTTCAGCATGTGAAATTGAAGGCATCTGTTAACCCAGGTGGAAAAATTCGCGCCTTTCGTCTGATCCCAAGAATCGTAGATCTTAACTATGTACTCAAGAGCTGCGTCCCTCAGTTCCTCGTAGGGCAATCCTGTGAACGAGGAGATCTTCCTCGCTACCTGTGAGGCCTTCCACATCTGTGATACAATTTGCTCGTCCCTCTCGGAGAGTCTCCTTCTAGACCTGCAACCCTCCTGCTTATCAGATTCAATTGTCATACTTTTTCGATAGCATTGATGATAAACTCCTTGAGTTGGGACTTTGCCAGCATTCCGTCGGTATTCAGTCCGAACAATTCAGAGTCCTCGTTAAACACGGCGAAATTAGGTGTTCCGTCGCACTCGATTTGGTCGCAGAACGCCCAGTCGTCTGTTGTAACATCCCACTCGCCAAATCCCACCGAGTAATGAGGGTACTCCTCGGCGATCTCATTAGCCGTCTCGACCCAGATGGGTTTCATCGTGTTACAGGCCACGCAACCCGGCTGGTGAAAGAAGACTACTCTGTATTTAAACTGTTGATCTGTCATAGTTTTTGTATACTTGCAAGTAATACACGTGTATTATACCATTAAAGGTACCGAGTCGCCGAGGATTTCTGCCCTGAGACGCCTACACCGACCCTCCCAAGATCACTTGACAATCTCCTAGAACCCCCTTTGTAGAAGGGATCGTGGACAAGACGCGGGAGTTTGCTTCTATCCCCACCGTGTACTGCTCCTCCACCCATGATCTCGTCCCTGTATACCGTTATACCGTACACGAACGCATCGACAAAGTCATCATTCTTGATGAACGGAAACGAGGTGAGTTCGGAGAGTCTCTCCGCGAGGTTTGGCAGATTATCATACAGTGACACCAGACCGCTTTCCGCCAGAGGAGCAACAGCGTTCGCCCTAAGCACTTTGTCCTTGTTCGGTACTAGTTCCTTAATCGAGATGTTTATAGTCCTTCTCAGTGTCTGTATCAACGGAACCCCTTGAGCCCGACCCTCGATGTATATACATCGTATCTTCCAGGTTTTAACGAGCTGAGGAAAGATCTTCTCAAGATCGGGGAACTCCATTCTCTCCAGGATGTAGTGGATTAGATGGAGTTTGGAGTTACTCTTGTCGTACCCCCACACGCAGATGGCGGTGTAGTCGTTTATCCTGTCGGCTTTGTAGGCGGTGTCTATAGTGGCGTAGATGTAGGAGTACTTCGATCTATTCTTGTCATGGTAGTCAAACCAGTGCTCCTTGAAGATAGCACCCTGCTCACCGGCGGGTTTTCCCTGGTAGAGTGAGTTAAAGTCCTTGTCCCCGATGGATTTCTTGATCGCTTCGAGGTTCTCAACGGGAAAGAACTCCGGCCAGTGGGACTCTCCCAGTTTCCTCTGAAGAACATCGGAGTCCTCGTCGATGCACAATGCAGGAACATTCAGTTCCTTCCAGCCCTCCGGGTCAGCCTTAAGAAGCCTGCCGATTACATCATCCACGTGAAACCTCGTTCCCATGGAGATAATGGAGTTGTTAGGTAGACCTCTTGTCAAAAATTGTGTTTGAGTCCAGGCAAAAGTGCTCTCCATGACGGTCGGAGAGTTACCATCCGCGAGAAGGTCATCCAGTATCCCGACTCCTGGCAACTCCTCGTCGCTGATTACTCCAAAACCAAAACCGGTAACATTACCGCCCGCTGAGGCAATCTTAATCAACCCACCGTTATTGTTCCGGATCACGCTCAGATTGCATTTATCTCTATCTATCTCGCACTCGGGAAATAACCACTTGAAACTCTCGTGGGAAATGTACTCGATGACCGCCCTGGAGTTCTCATTGGTGAGTTGAAGCGCATAACTACTCATGATGAACTGAGCCGTTGGACTTCTTCCCATCTGCCACGACGGGAACACCTTAGAGATAAGTAGGGATTTTCCCGTTCGAGGCGGAAGGGATATGGCGCTCTGCTTATAATCCTTCTCCCCATCGCCGATCATTTGAAGAAATCCTCCGATTACCTCGTGGACACGAAATGGTTTAAATTTGCCCGCGACAGGGACTTCTGACGTGATGAACCTGGCGTACGTCAGAAAGTCTGTTCGACACTTCAGTCTTAGTAGTTCCTGTTTGTCAGACGGGGAGAGAGACGAGATACTCTCCTCCATCTCCTTAACAGTCTGCTTTTCCTTCTTTGCTTCTGCCTTGTTCATAGTTTATCTGGTCCAGGATTGACGAGATCTCTTTCTGTTTATCAAATGCTTTATCAAAGTATTTCGATGGCAATAGACTATTGAGTAGAGAATCTGGTTCGGGCGGAACCGGAGAGTTTATCTTGGCCTCCAGCGAGTCTTTAAGCACTTTATCCTTATCCCGTTTCGTCTTACAATTACCAAAAGTTGCTGGGAGGGATTTTGGGATCGCGCCTAGAACAAAATCGGTGATATTTACAAGGTCCTTGGCGGGTTCTAGCTCCTTCCACTCGTCATGAGCTGATTTCAGAAAATTATCGGTTATGAACTTAGCTTCCTTCTTTGACAATGCGTTCAGTCTGGCGATCTTAACAATATTATCGAAGACATTCACCATACTATTTGTCGGAGTCACACCTAACTTCCCTCCGTTTTTCACATTATCCAACGCTTTAACGTAATCGTATGTATCCTTTATCGCTTTTGATGTCTCTACTATACTCATAAAGGTCTGAGAGAGGAACGAGGAGTTACCCACCATCAGGTTATTTATCAGACGATACTGAGCATCTATTAGTTTTCTCTCTATGGACTCCACCTTCGTGATGTTATTATCCGTCTGCTTAAAAGCCTTCTCAACCGCCTCGAAGGTATAAGTAAGTTCAGACCACAACTCTGGCCAGTCAGCGTGTTTGGCTCCCTCGAGCCTGTCGGCCATCTCCGAGAGGCGTTTCACGTTCTTGATGAGCTGGGTAAGGTCCCACTGATTCCCTCCGGAGTTGCATAGGTCCTCCCCTATCTTTGTAGGAATGAGATTCAGAACCGCCGAGACCGGGTTATTATTATTATCTGTTGGATCACCATTTGGGGCGTAGGAGCTATGATTTGATGCGATAACGCTCCCACACGGATCGAGCAACTTATTCCCATCGGAATCCTCGCCATGCTGAGTCTTCCTGCACTTCGGATCACACGGGCAATCACTTCCGCTGTTGAATAGTCCACCAAGTCCCGGTACCCCACCGAGTATAGCCGAGACAGGGTTTATACCCGTCAGAGCCGAGAACCCACTCAACCCGAGGCCCGCGGGACCTAGAAGTGAGGTGAACTGACCTCCCAGCCCCACGAGTTGGAGCGCGGAAGTAGCTAACTGGGGAACTCCTTGAAGACCGCCAAGGTTCCGCAGACCCGGAAGATTAGCAAAATTAGAGGCCATCTTAGCGATCTCCCCCAGATCACCCTTGGAGAGTTTATCAAAGATCTCTCCGGAAAGAATCTCGGAGATCCCGCCCGCTCCTCCAGCGACAGTGATGATCTGATTGATAGAGTCTGGGAGCGATGACTCCAAAGCCCCGAGGGCACTTCCAAGAACTTTTTTTATAGATACTGGTTGGTTGCTAATCACGTCTTGCCCGAGGTCCCACACCGGCGCCACAAATCTTGACACCTCGGGTGGGAGCTTGGAAAGTCCTATCATAGCAGCACTATCTATGGCACCCAAAGCGCCACCGGACATGTATGCGGAGTACACACTGGCTACTTGAGCCGGAAGACCATTGAACGCCTGGTTAAAGGAATTTCTTCCTATGGTGTTGAACGCGCTCTCCAAGGAGTTACTCTTGATTCCTTGAAAGATGGCATCACCTGCTCCACCGAGAACCTTGAGTACCTTCTCCAGGTCCTCATCTATAACCCCACCTTTGCTCATCGCCGATGCTATCTGTGACGTGATCGCGTCTACGGACAAGCCGGAGTTACTCGCTATGACCAACTTACCGAGGTCGCTGAGCACCTGCTTCCCGTCAAATCCCGCATCGGACTGAGTTGGCGGTTTTAACTTGGAGTCCGGTGAGACTGGCGCTACAGCCTTACCAGCCGCCTCCAGTACTTTATCCCCGGCCTGACCAACAAAGTCCTGGGAGGATGGCGAGGCATTCTGCGCCAGAGCGCCCACCGGCTTCTTCGACGAGAGGAACTCCTCGCGGGTAGGAGGCGGGTCCTCCTTGTGAAACTGTATGGGTTTCCTCGAGCCGGAACTCACCCACTTCATCTGTTTCTGGTACCGAAGGCACATAACAGACTCCGAGTCCAGTCCAGTATCCACAACCTTCTGCATTCCGTGATTCTTCTCGGTGCACGGTGGAAGAGTGGTACGGAAATCCACCGGAGGTGAGGATACCGGCATCCACGAAAAGTCGCCATTCTCGTCCCTACGGCAGGTTAGCATGGTCGATCTGAACTTCCGGTCCTCGGCGAACTCCCTTATCTCACCCTCCAGCGCCTTAGAGCACTTGGGCAGTCCCACCTTCTTCGAGAGGTCCGTTGTAGTCTGGGAGTCGGTGACACCGGGATCGAAACCCTTCTCCACCATCTTGCCATGGGTCAGTGATTTCCAGGCGTAGACCTGATCCCCGCCCTCCTGGGTATTACTACGGCGTAGACATATCACCACGTCCTGATTTATCTCGTTCTCCAGCAGGTATATCCTTCCCGCATTATCCTCATTGCACTTCATTCCCGGATCGGACGAGGAGTTACTCGCCTCCATCTGCTCCCCGATCACTGTGAGTTGAATCGGAGTCCCCACCCCACTGCCCCTAGGATCCTTATTAAAGATCTGACTCACGAAGGCATCACCCGTATTCCCGCCGGCTTTCGAGATCAGACACGGAGCTCCAATATACTGCGAACTAAGATGGCCTTTATGGCTACCTTGGACGTACATCCAGTCCGACGTCATTCCAGCATAAAGCGCTTTAACTCTTCCCAGCCTTTTAGGATCGGAGACGGAGACTATAGTGCCTATCTCGTTGAACGGGTCACCAAATGGCCCACCTACACTCTCCGAGGTGCGTATCGTAAGCTCCTTGAACGCCTGTAAATCGTCGAAAAATGACATGTACGCCCTCTCTTAGTCCTGGTTAGGGTCGAAGAAAGCGTCCCCGACGGCCCATAATCCCGCCGAGAGATACGCGTACTGGACTCTCTTATTCATGTTGTCTGGAAGCCAGTTATCCACTATGTACTTTACCCTGTCCCACGACTTCCCGTCCCTGTTGTAGTAGTAAGGAACCCTGAAGAACACGTTTTTGCAATTCAAGGGGTCCGTTGCCTTGGAAACACCGGCCACCATCTGATTAACATAATTACCTATCTTCGCGTCTGTCTCTCCTCCCACCTGAAGAGGATCGCATTTATATGGCCACAGTGCAGGAGCGCTCACCTCGGCGTTACGAAGTCCGCTCTTGGGTCTCTTGATCAGTACCTGCCTCTGAGTCTGATCGTCCAAGGTCTCAGTAATCGTGCCTGTCACCTGCAACTCCTGCGCCGAGTGGGACTTCAGACCAAATACGGACGCTAGAAACGCGAACGAGAGAAGGCTACCTTTGGCCTCTATAAGACCATTCCACTTACCATCGTAGACTTTTACCTCATTTACACTAGAGATAGATACCAGGTTTGTGGTCTGGTTGTAGGTTCTCTGCGAGAAGAACGTCTCGGAGACGAGTTCCGTCCCGTTGTACGTGGCTCTTCCTATCTCGTCGTACTTCACCCTGTCGCTATTGTCCTGGGAAAGTGTTGATGTCCATGTTACCCCGGAGGAGAAGGGAAATTGGTTTAACGCCTCGCCTTTTGGAGTGTTTACATCACCAACGCCGGGAATGGTATTTGTCTTCTGCCTATCAAACCACCCAAAAGCATTCTTTATGAGCGCCATCTTGATATCCCTGTTCCACCTCTGGTCCCACAGGTCCCCGAATAGACCCACGTGCTGGGCGAGCCAGTCAAGAACCAGAGGCGAACAAGTGCTTACATCTAGATAGTCCTGGTAGAATGCGGTGATCTGCTCCCTCTTCTTGGATAGAAAGTCATCGACGCCACTAGTCAACCACATTGCGGGAGTCTCGTTCTCGGAGAAGAGAGGGTCGGAGCGGTACGCTTCTGATACTCCCGGTAGTCTGGAGTACACCGGTCTAGCTATAGAGTCCTTACCGTACTCCAAAGACCCGCTCTTAAACGAACTGCCGGTGATCTGTATGATACTTTCAAATAAGTTTTTGACCCTGTCGTAAACCGCGGAGATGAAGGTGAGATTGGTGTAGTTTCGTACTTCGCTATACAGATACTCCTCCTCGATAACGGAGAAACACTGTTCAAACCACTCAGGTGGTAGGGAGGAGAATACGGATAACAGATTCGACTTAATCTTCTCGTTTACCTCACTACTATGCAATATACTCGAGATGTACCCCTCGGACGTACCGGGATATACTGAAATCATGAACGACGATATAAACTCACTCTTTCTATTCTCTACTCCGATAAGATCTAGTTTAGGCGGGTTGTGCACGCTCCCCAGCCTACTATCAATTACCTTTACGGCGGAGTCTATAAAATCCTCTGAGAAGTAGTACTTTGGAGGAAGCAGGATCTTTGAGTACTTCGATGCTGGAGCATCGATGCTCAACGTAACAGCCCCGGAGTCACTAAACCCCACCACTTTTCCCCGTAGTATAGAACGGAGCTCTATTGCCTCCGTGCCATTAAGGTAGTAGACGAGAGGGAGGTTGGAGTTGTACTTATTACTCGACTCGTATCTCCACTTACTGTTTCTAACGTAAGATATTTTTCCTATCATGCACTTACCAGGATTACACAGGTTATCCTCGCCCTCTCCATCCTTACATACTAACCCTTCCTTGGAGCAGCTCTCCATGCCGGCATGCTCCGTCCCCCCAAGCGGATGCCCGTGAGCGTACACCGGGTAGGAGCCAGAAAGTTGATCCTTATCTATCACAATACTGTCGGAGTAGGTATGCCCGACATTCTTGAATACGAATCCGTTTACACCGAGGTTGCCCTTCTGCACCTCAATGATTTTATCTCGGTCGGAGTTGATATTTTTTGCCTCGAAGGTTATCCTTCCAAGCTTATGAGAGAATAGTTTCGGTTTCTTTGTTCTATCAAATTCCAGGACTATATGGCCAGACGAGAGTGAGGGGTTCCTCCGTCTGACACTGATACTGTTCCATATCTCTAGATTCATGGTGTGTATAACTCGGTGTACGTGTATGTCAGTGGACTAAAGTCATTCACCGACGTGAATGTTATCTGCGCGTTATAAAGCTTGTAAGAGGAGATTCCTGACACCGAAGAGAATAGTTGATTGTCGGAGTTCACTACGGAGAGGTAATTGTAGAGACATTTTTTCTGCTCCTCCGACTCTGTTCCGCTGAATCCCGCGCAGAACCCCTCCGTGATCGAGGTGTCCCTTAGCATCAGTTTGATATCTAGGTTGTTAATGGTTTTGATAAATGGTAACTCGTAGATCTTTCTCAGTAGGTCCTGGTAGAAAAGATCGCTTCCAAGTGGGAGATTTAGCGGGTTGAGGTAGTCTTTCAGCGCCTGTAGTATCTCGTTGGATTTCAGGTCCGTGTTGCCATTTATCTCCGCTGGATCATAATATACCTCTAGTACTAGATCTACCGGCACAATCTCCGGACTTATTAGGGATACATTAGTACCCATGGCGATCCTATTTCTCATCGAATCTATGACGTACTGAAGGATTGTCTCGGAGAGTGCTTTACCGTTCTCATCCCCTAGGCATATCACGACATTTCCAGATAGCATTCGGGAGAGTTGATACCTCTCCTCGTATGTAAGAACCTTGATGATGGGGGTGGAGCCGATAAGATTGGTAATCTCATTCTCGAAGTCGGTGGAGGTGGTGAGATTCCTCCTACTCAGTACCTCGAATGCCCTTTTCTTCATAGCGTTCACGGATTCGAGATCGCTTCCTCCAGAGGCAGGTAGGTTATTACGTAGTGATTCTAGTCCTACAAAGGCTTTCTCTATCTTATTTATTTCCCCCTCCCCTACGTTGTAGGACGATCCCCATTTCCTCGATCTGCAGGTCGCGGTGAAGGAGTCCTGTGTCTCCAGCATTCTCACTTCCTCAAGAAGTTCGTACTCGAGTCCGGCATTTGAGTACAATCTAGTTCCTTTAGGCACGATAACGACTCTGCCGTATCCAGGTGCTTTGTAGAAGGTGACATCTACAAACGCTCTGGAGCCGATCCTCCTCTGAATACCAAGTTGTCTAAGCCACTGGAGACTGAAAGCCTCGGGTAAGTTGTTAAGGTAGTAAAGGAGTTCGGACTGCGCGAGTGCCTGACCCTCACTTATGGCCGAGAGAGGAGACGCGGGAGTAAAGTCGTTCAGTTTTCCTCCCGACTCTAGATTTATCCTGGTCTGTATCGCACGAACTAGAGCCGCGGTATTACGACTATCAAGTTGCAGCGGGAGAATAGGTCCGTAGATATTTGACATTAGAATGTATTGGAGAAATTACGTGAGGACATCGGCACCCCATCCTCCCCGTCAGCGTTCAGGATCTTAGGTAGTGAGCTAGTGTCAAAGTAGTCCCCATTCGACATTGTCGACGGATCAAACGAGAGAAGATTGTTGATCCTTGGGCCTATAAGGCTAATCTCGTAGATATCCCTGTCACCCTTCATCAGTCCAGGTATATCCGCCAACTGGCCGAGTACAGACGAGGCATTCCATACATCCGAGTCGGAGAGAACATCGACTGAGGATAACGTGGTATCTCTCACTGACTCCGATCCGGCGGGATTGAACACCTGCTCCATCAATGTTCCAGGAGGGTACCCGACGTAACCATCTAGTACGGAATCTTTGAACGTTGACGGAACTGAAGTGGAGTTTGAAAACCCAGGATACGCTACTTCTGATTGGTAGTCTTGTGGAGTCAGGTACCCCGTCGAAAACGAGATCCCCCTGTGATCGCGATCCAGATCGATGCTCTCTAGTAGAACCACAACGCTGTCCGGGGGTGGAGTGCTTAATTTACTGTGCGGATTATTCGAGGCTACCAACGCTACAAGCCTTACATCGGTCCCTAGAGCAGGGTCGGAAAGGATAGAGGAGATGACCTTATCTCGAAGAGATAGTAGTTCGCTATGGCCAGGGAATACTCGTTTTAAACTCCCTAGTACGTAATCCTCCAGTCTACTTCCATAGTCCGAAGAGAGATCCGCCTCTAAGTACAGATCTTTCGCCACAAATGGCCTGATTCTCTCCACCCAATTCGCTCCTAGTACCTCGTCGATATAGTCCCCGAAGATCTCATTCGAGGAGTACTCCTCCTGGAGCGCGCTTATCACCGTCTCAACGAGGTGGGTTTCCGAGATCAGAGATCCTTGGAAGATGTCGGAAGGTCTGTGAGTATCAAAGATTCTTGTCGGGGACGCACTTATAATCTGATTCTGCACGTCTCGAAACGAGTCCGCAGCGCCGTACGCTACGGAGGAGAGACCGCTCAGTGTGCTGAATCTGTCGGTAATGTACCCCGTCTTCAAGGCGAAACTCTTTGCTATATTAGAATTTAAACCATAACAAGTAGATTAAAGTTTATCAGACAAATCGTATTGTTGATGGCCGAAGCGACATTCCAGCAACTCACAACTCTTCTACCGGGAGAGGAGCCATTCATCGGCGACCTTGAAGAAGGTGAGGTATGTATCAACGTTGCGGACGGGAGGATCTGGGCCGGTGACTCTGTTGGTAGTCCGGTTGAATTGGGAGGAGCGGTTAAAAACAACCCCACTGGCTCACTTCTAACCTGTAACTACTTGGACGTGGACGTATCCTCGCCGGACAACCTGCCTATCTCCAACACGAATCCTCTGGATATTCCTCCGGGGTACTACAGGCAGAATAGCATACTACTCAGGTTCCCGGAGTCTTTACCACAGACCACCACCACCTACTTCGACTATCCGGTGGATTGGGGAAGTGAGGCGATCTGGAAGTCTTCTCCCGTTACGTGGGGAGGAGACGGTGATGTAACGGCTGATAATCCCATCGATTTCTACAAGGCTCCCGGGCGAATCATCTTCATAGAACTAAGCTCTTTTGGTCCAAATACTCACTGGATGGGAAGAGTCATTTGGGTTAACACCAACTCCTAATTTATCCTCCTGATCATGTTAGACAAAGTTCAGTTCCATAACGGAACAATCGTAAATGTAGAATACCTGAACGAGGTACAGAAAGGTTCTAGCTTCTCGGCCGGGACTAACCGTTCGGATTTCTACTCCGAACCAACCTCCATCGAGCATGCAGGGTGGAAGATCGGTCAACGGGACAGTCTTAAGGACTGGGAGGTAGCCGATCCACGTGAGGATAAAGAGACCGCGATTGGACGCCTGGCTCACGACGGTATCGTTCTGAAATCCTACAATCCCACAACATTGGCGAAGGAGATCGGACCTCCTACTCTGGTACAACTGGGAACCAATCCCACCATCTACGGCGTCTGGGTGGAGGCCGGTAGTATCATCTCTAGTGACGGTCAACCGATCTCGTGGGAGATCCAGTCGGTAGCGCTTATCAGCGGCGAGGAGATCAACTACATCTACATTGACGAGGCGGTGGCCAAGGCGAATATCGCTGCTAGTGTCCCGGTCCAGCTCAGTATAGGACCCGCCCTTCCCTCCGTATCAGTACCGCATATCCCCCTCGCTAAACTCGTCACGAACTCCGCGGGTAGCGCTCTAGCCACCGACTCCGATGGCGAGGTGGTGGGTACGGGATACGTGGACCTGAGACCTGGCCTCTATGTCGGTAGTCTGAACACCTACCCCCGGATCCTGAAGAATACGGGTATCAAGGTAGATTCGTACTCAGCAAAAAGCTGGGAGAGGGTCATCGCGGACACGTCAAATGGATCCTTGATCGTCTCCCTACCGGCCACTCCGACCGACTCTGACAGGGTGGCCATTGTGGACATCTCTGGGACCTTCGACCGGTTCCCAATCGTCATAAGGCCCGGTGGTGATACCAAGATCGCCAATTCGGTGGATGACTGGATCATCAATATCAAGGATGCCCACATCGAACTGTTTTACCACAGCGCTACCTCCGAGTGGAAGTTTGAGGAGACTCCCGGAGGGGACTGCTCGCCTGTTCTAGGCACCTTCCTCAGTTGTGGTGGTAGGGAGTTTGTCGGACAGCGACTCGCCGAGGAATGCCCGGATGGGCAGACCATCCCTGCCGTCTATCCCAACCCTCCCGACGGGGTGTACCGCTACGAGGTCTCCAGTTCCAAGTGCTACAAGGAGTTCTACCAGTCGGTCGCGGTGTACGCCGATGGCCAGGGTGGTCTTATAAAGGTGCAGAACGCGCCTCGGTGCGACAGGACCGGTACCACCATCGATCCCACTGTAAAAAATATCATCTATGTCGATCCAGCGGTTGGAGACGACTCCGTAAATAATAACGGATTTGCCCAAACAAGACCCTTCCGTTCGGTGGAGAGAGCCCTCGTAGAGGCCGTGAGGGAGAGTCGCAGAGCCGGACAGTACAACGACCGGTACGACAAAATCGTCATCGAGTTGGCCCCGGGCGATTACTACGTGGATAACTCCCCCGGGGCCGGAAGCGTATCCGGACTGTCGGCGGAGACGGGCCTTGTGCAGAGAGTTCCCACCGGGTTCAAGGTTCTGAATAGGGAACAACAGGATAGAGCTTTAGTCATCTACGTAGACTCTCTTAGCCCGACTCTGTCCCAACCTCCGAGAACACTCAGTCTCGGAAGGATCCTGTACTCGCAGAGTGGAGGTGTTGGAAATATCTCCAAGGTAGAGAAGGAGAGTCTCAGTTCTTCCATCTGGAAGATAACTCTCGAGTATGTTAAAGGTGATTTTCCGCTTGACGACAATCTTTACTACGACAACCTCTCCCTCATCAATCCTACCGGGGGCGGTCTGATTGTCCCACGCGGTATCTCGGTCAACGGCGTCGATACCCGTAAGGTCAGAGTCAGGCCGATGTATGTCCCCGAACTCAATCCGATTGAGGAGGAGCCTCAGCGCGATAGGACTAGCATTTTCAAAGTAACGGGTGGTAGTTATATCTCACTTATCACTTTTACCGACAACCCTCAGATCTCCAGAAGTCACAACACCGTGACTGCTATCGGATTCGCTTCGCAGTCGGAGATCGTTGGAAGCTCGGTCGAGACATCCTACTACTCCAAACTGAACAGTCTGTTCGGTCAGTACGACGGGTGGGGGTCGCAGGGACTCGAAGCGATCCAGGCAGAGACCACGATCGTTGCCCCTATCTATGACTCCAAGAACCTTCGCCAGACGGACTCCGAGGAGAACCAGACCGGTTTCCCGGCGGGTGATTCCCGTGTCGACTCTCCGATCTCCTACCCCGGAGCCTCCAAGATCAAAAACCAGGGTTCCGGTGATCAGCGGGTGTTCGATCTTCCCGACATCAACTCCACCAGATCCTCCTCACCTTACGTATTCAACTGCTCGGTAAGATCAATCTTCGGTATGAATGGATTACACGCCGACGGAGCTCTGGTGTCGGGATTCAGGTCCATGGTCACCGCGAACTTCACCCAGGTCTCACTGCAGACCGACCCGACTTGCTACACCAATAACACCTACTACCTCGATCCTCCCACCAACAAGGAGCAGGGCACAGGCAAGCAGTACAGACCCTGCCCGGCCGATCCTTTCAAGTACAGGCACTTTGGTTTCAAAGGTAGTAATAATGCCACCATCCAGATTGTAAGTTGCTTCGTTATTGGAAATGCGGATCACTTCGTCTCCGAGAGCGGTTCGGATCTATCCATCACTAACTCCTGCTCTGATTTTGGTGACATCTCGCTCCACGCGGTTGGGTATAAGACCAGGTCTTTCAGCCAGGATGAAGGGGTCCCGTCAGGATCCTACGGTGGCACGAAGATCTCGCAGATAGTCCCACCACGGCCCCTCTCCTACTCCGTGCTCGCCGACGGTTCCGGTCCGACTCTTGTGGACACGGAGATAAATACCGGACTGGTACTCGACTACGAACTCACCAAGACAAAGTACATCTCCGAGTCTGTCAATGGTGTTCCCCCTAGCCTTATCAAGGTCTACGTTAAGAGTTCTAACACGAGTTCTCCATTTTCCGCTACGGGTAATGTCCCATCCAGCTCGAAGATGGGTTTCGGGCAATTTACCTATACCATCAAGAAGTCCGATGGTACCTACGAACTCTCCGGGGGGTCTTCGAGAGCCAACAGAAAGAGACTGTATATCAAAGGTTTCGACGAGAAAGGCAACTCCATCCTCTACACGGGGGACATACAGTTAGCGCTTCCATCCTATCCTGGGTTTAACGAGCTGGATGACAGTTCCAAGATCTTCGTGTGGGACACGGAGAAATCCCAGTGGTACGTTAATGTCTCCACTTCAACCATCTTAGAGGAACTGGAGGATGTTGACGGAGACGGGTATCTGCTCAAGCGGATCAATTACGCCTTCAGGTACAAAATTCTCCAGAATCCCACCCCAACCGAACTGTCGTACTCCTCGCTAGACTTCCTGTTCCAGAGCGCCACCATCTCCACGGTGAGAGGTATCGACAAGAGAAAGTCTGACGAGAGAATCTACAGGATCGTGCTCGAAGGCTTCATCAAAGACGAGGGAATGAGGAGACCTCAGAACTACTACATCCTTGAGAAGCAACTCGGGGTGAATGGTTATCCGCTCAACGGAAGTTCGACGCTTCTCGACGATCCTCTCACCATCTCCCAGATCCGAGACTACGATGAGGTATTCGACCCCGAGGCCTACAGGAGAAGACTCGCGGAGAAGGGTGCTTCGGATGGTCGATTTGTCGCTTACCTCACGCAGGGCACTCAAGCACGGAAAGTCTCCTCGGGAGATCTGTATCCTGCTCTGAACTACGACGAGCCGGAGCAGACGGCGGATCCGGTCGGATCCATCACGAGAATCGCGCTCTCGGAGATGATCAATCGCCCCGGCGTCTATATCCCTGGGGTCATAGAGCCCGGGGTGAATCCAGTACCTCTGAAAGTACGCTCCACATCGGCCTCGTCCGGTATCCTGATCGGACTTCGCAGACCGTCAGTCATCAGAGCCTCGGGTCACACTTGGGAGTGGACCGGGTACCTGAACTACGACACCGCTTTCCCGACCTTCCAGGGTGAGCCTCTGGAGCAGGACTTTGCCCTGGGCAAGATCATCGTGGAGAGCAATGGCGGTAAGGTCTACGCCACCGGCATGAACGAGGAGGGCAGTTTCTACATCGGTACCACGGTCTTCGATCTGAGAACCGGCGAGCAGTTCGCCATCCCACTCGAGGCGGATAATGAGCCTGGCTCGGTAACTAACCAGGTCTTCAATAGTGTAGTGGTGAAGTCCAGTCTAGCCCTCAACGACGACGCTTCCGTATACTTCGGTGCTGATACCAAGATCTACTTCGACTCCAAGACCAGTTTCAATACAACTACCGGGCCGATAACCGCTAATCAGACTCCTCTCCCGGAAGTCTATGCCTCCACGACAAAGGCCGGTCTGGTGCAGTTGGCGGATACCTCGACTATCAGGGGGTCTAAGGTGTCCGGTAATGTGGGTGCCGCGGACAAACTGGTGGTTACCGCCGCGGCTCTATCCAACGAACTGAAGGCCAGATTCGATAACGCTATCGAGGGCGGAACCGGCATCGAGGTGACCTCGGCGTCGGTGGAGTTACCCGGAGGCGATCCGAACACCCCGGATGATAACATAACCAGGTTCACAGTCTCGGCCAAGGAGGCCTCGGAGACCCAGAAGGGGATCATAGAGATCGCCACTGCGGACGAGGTAAGGGAGTTTACCTCCACCACCCTCGCAGTCACTCCGGCCACACTGATCCAGGCCATAGGAGACTCGATCAAAAACGTCGTGAACCTGAGGTTGAGCCTCAGCAGCACTCTGAATGTGCCATCGGAGACGATCCCGGAGTCGGATAAGATATATGTCCATCCGTGGAATGGCAATGAGATCGCCCTGTACGACTCCACCACACAGAGATGGTTCCTGCTCAAGTTTCCCACCTCCACCCTGCCATCATTTGAGCTCAAGAGCGGCAATCCTGCAGTTGCCCTCACGGCAGATACCACGTTCGACGTGTACCTCTACAACTCCGGTACTCTTCAGGCTCCGGTACTGGCGATGGACTTCCAGTCCTGGGGAGGAAATACCACCCCGCCGACCAGGGGGAGTAAGGATGGAATTCCTCACAAGAGCGGTGATCCGACGAGGAGACTGGTGGGCATTGTGAGAACCACAGCTACTGCAGGTAAGTCAATAATGCACCTCGGGGGGACGTACTACACCAGCCCAGGTACCGGGCAATTAGACGCCGCTGACTACCCTAAGCTCTACCTCGCAAACCTACACAACCAGTACGATGCTAGGGCGATCTACTTCTTCGGTAATGGTTGGAACTCGATTACGAATGGCGGGGCGGTAGGGGTGAACGCGTTATGGAAGACTCCCCCTGTGTACCTGTCCAACGCCCGCGTGAGTTTCGTCCAGGCCTCCTCGACCCTGGTCACAGCCTTCCTGGACATCTACAACAACCCTCCGGGCGACGCCTCTATTGCGTACGTGGCTCCGGGGATCGATGTCAATGTCGACTCCGACACCGAACGGAAACCCCCGTCCGACGCGTTCTACGGCGAGAACCAGACCAATAACACCACGGCGGGGTCGCAGTGGGCAAGATCACTGACCCCCGGACTGCATAACATCCACTACCTCTACCAGCAGTCGGGTAACTCGGTGATAAACGAGCACGCTAACCACGGTATGATCGTTATAGCCAAAGTGTGATCTATGCTTAGTTTCTCTCGTTCGTCCTCCGGGGCCAAGGCGAGGGCACCGAAGTGGTGGGGGAGATTGCTGGATGGTCTTCCCCGCCTCTACTTGCGTGCGCTCGGACCAAGATCCTGGACCCCGCAACTCGCCGAGAGGTGGGTGAGGTGGGTTCCCTCCAAGTGCCCTTTCGAGAGGCAGATATGGTGGGGAGAGACTCTGATTCTCTACGTTCCTCCGCTCTGCCCGCTCAATCCCTTCTCCCACCAACTCTACGAGATCCGCCTGGAGGCCCAGACCTACCTCTCAGAACTGAGAAAAGGCGGAGATCCAGTTTAAAGAAGTGTATCACGACCGGACCTGAAATCCGAAATCGTGGTATGATTTCTAAGTGAGCAAAGAGAGATCTTTCTCCAAGAGACCCTTAACACAAAGAGAACCTAACATGGCAAATTTCAGCATCACGACCATCGACCTGAGCACCAACTCCCCACAGTTGGTACCGCTCAGTGGCCGGGAGTACACTTCCGAGTACACCCAGCTCCCCAATGCTAACCTTCCTAAGGCGATGCGAAAGGACCTCGATGTCGTGTTCAAGTTCCTCACAAACGAGGATCTTCCCCTCGACGAGAACACCTTCTTGATCAAGGCTCGGGACGGTGTGTACTCCCGCCTCTTCGGACCCGTACTTAAAGTCGGCGCTGATGGCGTCGAGGGTACGGAGACCGGTAAACTCTACATCCAGTGGGGACCACGATTCCTGCCCGTGGGAATCGCTAAGGGCGGATTCACCACCTCCGACGGTCGCGAGATGGAGGCGGAGTTCGGCTCCTTCAACTTCTCAGGACGCGGCGAGGATCCCTGCTTGTTCGTATCCGTGGACACCGAAGACGGTCAGACGGTCCTTCCAGTGGCGGTACGATTCACCGACTGGGAGAATCCAACCGAACCGAAAGCCCTCAACGCGCTTCTCAAGAAGAAACCCGAGGATGTAGTGGCTCTTCTGCAGCCAGTAACTCCGAAGGGTACAGCGTCCGGACCCCGGATCGAAGCCGACGAGGAAGTCGATTTCCGCGAGTTGGATATCAATACTCCCTACCAGGTCGTTGGGTACTATCCGTGTAAGACCTCCTACGGTCTGACCTACCGGATCCTCATCGATAACCTCCCCGAGGAAGGTAAGGTATCCGGAGCGTGGGCTCATAGCTCCATTCGACCACTCCTGGCGACCAAACCCGAGATCAATCGGGAGAAGCCTGCCACACTGACCCTCCGAAGCAAGGAGGAGTTGGATTCGGGTAAGATCCGTATCCGCTCTACGCTCCTTCTCTCCCAGCAGGAGAGTGACGACACGTCCCTCAACCTGGACTTCTGATAGGTAAGTAGGTTAATACCTGTAGCCCCAGGGATTTATCTCCCTGGGGCTTTATAGTTTAAAGACATATTACCACTAGGTCTACTATGAAGAACGAACTAAAGATCCCCGAGGGTTGGGGGCTGGCCGAGTACGCCGAACCGGGGGCCGACACTGGCAAAACCAGTAAAAACCTGGAGTTGGTCAGACCGGGTCCTCAGACCGGTGAGGATGATTACCACTCCAAGTACGTCGATCCGGAAGGAAAGTTTGGGGCTGCAAAGACTACGCGTGGGAGTTCCGAGCACTGCTCGTACGGTGGTGAGGAATCCAACCAGCAGGAGCCGGAAGGTTCCGAACCCTACGACGTCGGACAACTCCACCTTGAGGATAAAGAGGTGGTGGTTGAAGATGGCCGGCAGAGGGGTTACCACTACTACCTGGTCACTCACCCGGACAAGGAGTACTTCTATTCCGTCATCCCCAAGCTCCGTGGCAATCAAGGAACCTACAAGAGTCCGCACAAATCCACCCGCAAGGAGGCCCTAGAGGCCGCGTACAAGGTTCTTAACGTCACCCTCCCCGCCTCCATCTCCGACCAGATGCACTACACCTACCCAGAGAGTGAGATCTGACGTGATCTGTGATAGAATAGAACTCTTTCCGCAGTACTTCCCGGTCCTATGAGTAGTATCCTAGAGCATAACAAGATGGTGTTCAAGAAGGACACCGGATTCGATTTCCCGGAGTTCTACGACTACTACGAAAAAACCGTGGCGAGTGTATGGCGTCACCAGGAAGTGGCGATGGAGTCCGATCTACGGGACTGGCAGTTCAACTCTACTCCCGATGAGAGGGCAGTTATCGCCGGGATCCTCAAAGGATTTGTAAGCGCGGAACTAGGTATTGGATGCTACTGGGCCGACGAGGTCTGCCGTATCTTCCCCAAACCGGAGATCAGGGCTATGGCCAGAGCCTTCTCGTTTTTTGAGACGATCCACGCCGCCGCCTACTCCTACTTGAATGACGTACTCGGACTTAATGAGTATGAGGAGTTCATCAATGACCCGGTCGCTTGCTCCAAAATCGACACGTTCTTCTCCAAGTATCCCGACAAGGTCTCCCTAGCGGTATTCTCAGGAGCCGGAGAGGGGGTAAGTCTGTTCAGTTCTTTCGCGGTACTTCTCAGTTTCAATCGTGATGGAAGGTATAAGGGACTGGCCCAGATCATCTCCTGGTCCGCCATCGACGAGCAGACTCACTCCGAAGCTGGATGCCAACTCTTCAAGAGATTAACCGAGGAGGTCGGATTATCAGATTCGGAGAGGAAGGCGATCTACGAGGGTTTCCGCCTGGTCGTGGAGAAGGAATGCTCCTTTATCGATCACATTTTCAACTACGCGGATATCTCCTCGATCGACGCTAGTGAGTTGAAGGCTTATATTAGGAACAGAGCGAACGAACGTCTGCTTCTTCTTGGTCTTGACCAGGTATTCAAACTATCCACCGAAGAGCTAACAAAAGCTAAGTCAATCTCATCGTGGTTTGATCCGATGGTCAAAGGAGCAAGTAGTACTGATTTCTTCGCCGCCTCTAAGGACGGGGCTAACTACGTGGCTAAAGTCTCCCAGGACTTCATGGCAGTTGATCTCTCCACACTGGATCTTGTTTTGACTTGATAGTTATGGCAATTCACCCCAACCCGGACAGAAATATCGATCTCATGGAACTCGATCATGGAACGGTGTGTCTGATCACCGATCCAAAAGCGGACAGGTACCTAAGTAAAGTTCATAGAATGAACGTAACCACACCACCTTCGGATAGGTACTCCAGACCCTGCGGCGGTCGCGGGGGTTTCGACGATTTCGTGGAGAGATGGCATGAATAATTTTCGGACTCCGGACGGATGGAGAGTGAGAGGTAGAGAACAGGGAGGTAGGAACTTCTCTGACTCTAGAGAAGTATGGAAACAGTGGCACAACTCTCCATACGAAGTGAGTAATACCGGCAAAGTGAGAAGAAAAGGTGACTCTGAACTCCGTAAACCTCGCGATGATGGACGTAAGCATCAGAGAGTGAATCTAACGTGGAGTGGTAACCGTGAAGAACCACCACTTCATCAAATGGTGATGGAGTTGTTCGGTCCGCCTAAACCCAAAGGAGAGAATATTGTCATTCTTCACAAAGACAATGATGGGACTAACAACGCTATCTCAAATCTGAAGTGGGGAACTAAATCTCAGAACGTGCAACAGGCTTGGGATGATGGCTTGATCGATAACAGTAACTAACGCTTAGTCAGACCATACCAACCTACCTTGGAGTAATACTATGTTACTCACAGGGTGACTTTGCAATACCCAATGATAGAATTAACCTACCAACTCTTACCAGATGCCAGAACTTCAAGTACCTGAATGGATGACTAAGGAGGCCATCGACACGTTGTCTCGTGGATACCTTTATCAGGGGGAGACCCCAAGAGGGATGTACGAGAGGATCGCGAATCAGTCCGCAAAATTACTTAACTACCCTGAACTCTCACGGGACGTATTCGAGATTCTCTGGCGGGGGTTTCTCGGGCCGGCTACTCCGGTGGCTAGTAATTTCGGCACCTCACGCGGACTTCCGATCTCATGCTACTCCAACCATCTCTACGACTCCGTGCCATCGATCTACTCGCACTTGAAGGAGTCCGCGGCGTTGTCCCAGCATGGCGGTGGAGTCGGTACGTACTTCGGGGATATCCGTCCCTCAGGAGCCCCTATCTCCTCCGGTGGTAAGAGCACCGGGGTCGTACCCTGGATGAGGCAGTACGACCAGTGTGCCTCCGTAGTCTCCCAGGGAGGCGTGAGGCGCGGAAGTTTCGCTCTCTATCTTCCCATCGACCACCCCGATCTACCCGAAGTCCTACGTTCTAAGGACCACTCCCAGGGCGATCCGAGGGACTTCATCGACAGTAACATCGCTGTGACTGTCACCGACGAGTGGGTGGAGAGTATGCTCAGGGGCGACAGGGAGAAGCAGAAGGTCTTTGGTGAGGTGCTCAAGGCTCGGATGATCAGTGGGTCACCGTACATCATCTTCATCGACAATGCCAATAAGGCCAATCCGGAGTGCTACACTCAGCGTGGTCTCAGTGTTAAACTCAGCAATCTCTGTTCCGAGATCTTTCTTCACACCGACGAGAGTCATACTTTTGTCTGCGTACTCTCCTCATTGAACCTCTCACGGTGGGAGGAGTGGAAGGACTGGAAGGGTCCAGCGACTGGCAAGACCGTGCCAGAGTTGGCGATCTATTTACTCGATGCTGTGGTGGAGGAGTTCTGCCACAAGGCCGAACGACTCACCTCGCTTGGTAGAGCTGTTCGCTTCGCTCGCAAGTCCAGGGCATTGGGTCTCGGGACCATGGGTCTTCACGCTCTCTATCAGTCCAAAAACCTACCATTCGCTTCTGAGGAGGCCCGCCAACTTAACGTAGAGATGCACAGGTTTATCAAGGAGAAGGCCACTAAGGCTTCTCGCGACATGGCCACTACCTACGGGGAGCCGGAGTGGTGCCAGGGTACCGGTCTCCGCCACACGCACCTGATGGCGATCGCCCCCACCAAATCCAACTCGGTCATCTGCGGTGCTGGAAGTGAGGGTATCGAACCCATCGATGCTAACTACTACGTCGCCAAACAGGCCAAGGGTACCTTCGTACGCAAGAATAAGTACCTGGTTGAGCATCTCGAGCGGATCGGGCGCAATACCGAGGAGACCTGGGAGTCGATCTTGGAGTTCCGAGGATCGGTACAGCATCTCGACTTCCTAGACGAACACGCCAAGGAAGTATTCAAGACGGCGAGGGAGATCGATCAGTTCGAGATAATCAAACAGGCCTCCGATCGTCAACCATTCGTCTGCCAAGGACAATCCATCAACCTCTTCGTCGATCCCGAATCCTCTCCCGAGTACCTCTTCAGACTCCACCTGAGTGCATGGAAGGGAGGATTAAAGTCACTTTACTATCTTAAGAGCAGTTCGCTCCTAGTGAAACGTAAGAAACTGGAGACAATTTCGAGGGTAGCTAAAATCATCACCAAGGAGACGTGCCCGTACTGCACCATGGCAAAATCACTACTGAGGTCTAAAGGTTACACGATCGAGGAGATCGACAGGGTCAACGTACCCGACCAGGAGTTTCCCTACCGCACAGTGCCCCAGATCTGGATCAACGGACACCACATCGGCGGGTACACTGAGCTGGCGGAGAGGATCGGCACCCCGGAGAAACAGTACGGGGAGTGCGCAGCCTGCGAGGGTTGATGTAAGTCCTTCTCCGTGATAGAATTAGATCTCATCTACTTACACCGAACCAATGAGTTTTGATTACGCGCAGTTTATCGACGACGGGTACGCCTCCCAGCAGAAGTACGCCGGGGCGGCCGGACAACCCGGCCCTCTCGACGAGGATATCTCCAGGGACACACGCCACGCCAAGGTCATCGAGCACCTCGGACATCTCATCGAGGAGGTTATCGAGGCCCGCGTGTACGTTCCCCGGCGTAGTTGGAAGATCAACGAGCCCTCGTTCCTGGATTCCGGAGAGAACCGGGAGGAGTTTATCGCTGAGATGTTCGACGTGCTCCTGTTCCACAGGGCCGCTCTAGCGTACGCCGGAGTTAGTGGAAAGGAATTCGCCGAGATCGCCGCCAAAAAACTCAACTACAACTCGAAACGTAAGGACCACATCACCAATGGTACGGAGTCAGCACCGTCCGATCCCTCGAAGGAACTGCGTGGAGAGTGCGATTCCGCGAAATTCTCCCTGACCACATGACAAAGAAAAAAGTCCAGAGACTGATAGAGCAGATAGAGTACAACAGATGTGCCTACTGCGACGGGAGGGGTTTCAAGATCATCACTCACACCTCTCCCGAGGGCTACGCCGAACCTAACGAAGTACAGGAGTGCGAGTATTGCGATGGCACAGGAAACTCGATGGGGGATTAGGCCGGAGTCGTCGGTTCTAGTTTTAAACGCTACCTACGAACCAATAAACATCACGAGCTGGAAGAGAGCTATAGTTCTCCTCGTCAAGGAGAAGGCCAAGATAATCTCCGAGAGGGTCATACGTCTCGTCGAGTACGTACGGATACCCGTCTCTAAGATGATGGAAGCCAAACCATCCAGATCAATGATCTACAAAAGAGACGGGCATAAATGCCAGTACTGCGGAGCCACCAGAAAACTGACTATAGACCACGTCCTGCCCAAAAGCAAAGGAGGGCAGGACACCTGGCAGAATTTAGTGGTAGCCTGTAGCAGGTGCAACACCCTTAAGAGCGACAAACTCTTGGAGCATACCGGAATGAGACTACTAAGAAAACCCGCCGCTCCGATCAGTAAGATCACCTTCACTATCTCCCAGACAAACGACCCGGAGTGGCAGCAGTATAACTACTCTCTACACTGACCAGAGTGGTTCCATCGGATTCTTAGAGGCAGTATTGTTCTGCCTCAGGATTCTGTAACTACCATCGGGATTCCTCTCCGGCTCGATCCATTCCCTATTTCCATCCAGAGCCTCAACGATCTCCCCCACCCAATCCCCAGCGGTGCAGGCTGGAACGTTCTGGCAGATCACGTTACTATGCTTCGTGGGTATGGAGACCTTGGCCGCGTAGTCATCGGGGAATCCCATCAGTCCCAGACCCTCCGCTACCGTGAGCCACCTGTCCTCGTGGGGGTGCATAAGGTACGGGAGACTCTTCCACATCAGGCTCTGGGTCCTAAACCACGCGAGTTTCATGCTCCCGTCCATGATATTCTTACCAGCTCTCTTCTTCTCCAGGGTGTAATTGAGCCAACGGTTCGCCTTCTCGTCCTTGACAACTCTCGCGGCCTCCTCCAGCCATCCGGAGTCGTATATAACGTTCCAGGTGGATGTCATACGTTTGGAAGCTACCCGGGAGAGGACATCCTGCTTGGTGCAGCCAGCGTACTTCGACTCGATGAACTGCCACAGCGGATCCTCGCTCGGGAACTTCTTGGATTTAGAGACCGACTCCGACTTAGCGAATCGACCTTCCTTCAGGAACTGGTGGAAGGGAACGAAGTCCCTCTTGATCGGGGAGAGAACCGGCACCCTGTCACCCTTCCACAGGAAGAAGAAGCTCCTCGTCCTCTCCTGCGGGACCCCATGGTTGATGGAGGTTGTTTTTACCAGACTCATGACGTACCCGTGACTCTGGGCCAGAGTGTTGATCTTCTCCGCGAACTCCTCTCCCATCTTCGAGTAGAGAGTCGGGGCGTTCTCGACCATCATGGCCCTGGGTCCTATCTTCGACATAGCGAACTCCGCCGCGTTGTACATATGTATGTTACTCGGGGCGGAGCACCCACGCGGATTATTGACTGCGTCCCCAGAAGTGGTATTTGCCATCGACAGGCCGGCACAGGGTGGTAAGGAGGTTACTATATCTACGTAGGAGGATGGAGACTGTTCCTTCTCAAAATCGTAAAACGGTACTTTCTCCATGTACTGCAGGCAGTACCGGTCATTCGCTCCGAATACACTTCCCCAGGACGCGATCCACTGGGGATCGGAGCGGAGAGCGAGGGAGGTTCCCACCACGCTCCCCCCTACCAAGGGGATGATGTGCCCGTGAGTGTACTTAGTCATATGGTATGATGATGTAGTCTGAAGTTCTTTAGACCGAAAATCTCTGGTTTAAAGATCTTGGAGGATAAACTTAACGATGGAAAGGAAACTCTCGGCGCAGGACTACATGGAAATCCTGAGAAAGAAACGCCAGGATGGAACGTACGACTACGCCGATCGTATCTTCTACAAAGGCAAAGTAATGCTAAAATGCCCTCCGGGTTCTACAAAATCCGGTAACACCTGCCTTCCGAAAGGATCCCCGGGCCTGAACGCTGCGAACTCCTCCGGGAAGAGATGGAAACAGGACCTTGGGGGCGTAGATCCTCGACAGATTCAGAGACTAAACGCAGCAAAAACCGCTAAGGACGTGAATAAAGCTAGAGAAGCGTAGACGTGGTTCTTAGCAACCAAACACCGACTTAAATACATAATGATCGAAAGAATCTCAAAACCGATCCGCTTTGACAAGCAGATCCCATGGCTCGTCGTGGCTCGCGACGGTGAAAAATTCTTCGTAGCGAAGGAGAATGTTATAGCGGAAGATCCGGACATGGACCTCGTGGAGATGGGAAGCCGTTCCCTCCTCCAGTGGGCGATGGAGTACGACTACCCCCTCCGCAAGTTCGTGAAGCTCCAAAAACTACTAGTTAAAAAATATTTCGACATTCAGTGATCGGTTCCTACCCATGATAGAATGACAATCAAATCATTCATCAAGGGAGACCATGACTCTGCCATTTGACTACCAGTACATCAAGATCGCCAAGGAGATCCTGACCGAGGGAACCGAGGTTGTCGGTCGGAATAATCTCCGCTATAAGCAGATGTTCGGCCAGACCATCAAGATCGACCTTCGGGAGGGATTTCCCGCTCTCACTCTCCGCAAGATGCCCGTGCGTAACCTCTTCCGAGAGTTCATGTGGGATGTCAACGGGGACTACCGAGTCACGAATCTCGGTCCCGCTAAGCACTTCTGGGACTTTCTGGCGGATACCGAGGGCCGTCTCGCGGGATCCTACGGGCGTTCCTGGCGATCCTGGCCCCAGGCCTGTCCAGAGCAGAGTATGCAGTGGGAGAAGTTTCGTAATGCGCCATTCGACCAACTCAAGTGGATCTGGGAGCAACTCCGAACCAACCCGACCAATCGCCAGTTGGTGCTTCAGACTTTCAATCCTTCTTACGATTCTCTTCACTGCCCTCCTTGTCATCCTAACCTCGTGTTTTCTAGCGATGGGACTTATCTTGATCTGATGGTCAACGCGCGGAGTAATGACATGGCCACCGGAGTACCTCTGGATATGTTCCGCTATGGCCTTCTTACTACCAAGATGGCCCAAGACGCTAATCTCGTACCTCGGTTCGTGATGTTCGCCTCGGCCAACAACCACATCTACTCCCAGAACGAGATGGCGATCGAGTCCATCATCAAGAACGTACCCATGTCCGCTTGTGATGTCTGGATCAACAACGAGAAGAACATCTTCGACCTAGATCCAGAGACCGACTTCGAGATCATCAATTACGAGTCCCATCCCTCCGTCCGCATGGAGGTGGCGAATTGATATCGCTTCCCTCATACGACCACACCTCCACCCTACTCGAGGACGTATTCGAGCCGATTACCGATCCGTACTGCCCGGTTGTTGTTATCGACTTCAAGGTGTACGCCCACGCGATCAACAAGTACGCCCAACTGGCCTCCGAAGTTGCAAAAGACGAGAAAGAACTGAGAACCATCATGAAGGCGATGTGGGCCTATAAGCTCAATCGCGGGCCGGATATGCTCCGGCCTTTCCCGTTCGTCGGAGTGGTGGTAGATGACCTTAAGGGACGATTCGATCCGGAGTTCTCCGAAGCCTCGACAACTGGGGTGGGATATTGGAGGCATATCGAGGCTCACAAACTTGACCTGGCGGAGTACAAAGGCGGCCGAGGGGAGAAGACCCCGCACTTCGATCTCACCGAGGCCGCGGGGTACGAGTACATCTTATCCAAGGGCTCCTCGTTCCCCTACTTCGCCAAAGAGTTCTTCGAGGCGGATGATATAGCCGGGCATATCTGCAGGCTTAAGCGTAAGGCCCGGAAGGGTACTCCACTGTCTCAGCGGCAGATCATCCTCTCCACGGTAGACGGGGACTGGCAGGGGCTGGTGTCCGACTCACATGGCATCGTGTGGGCCAATACCGGTCCGTGGCTACCTAGACTCCGGTCGGAACGTGAGGTCTGCGACTACTACCTCAGAAAGGACAAGTTCGTCATCGAGTCAGCGTACGGTTGCTACATAGTCAAGGAGAACTTAGGAGACGCCGGGGACAACCTGCTCCCAGGGACCCCGCTGAGGTTCTTCGACCTGTACAACGAGGATACAGAGTGGAGATTCACCAAGGAGGATACGAAGACGCTCTCTAAGGTTCTCAACTCGGATCTAGTGTCCGATCGAGAAGACCACCTACTCTCCGCGAGAAACTTCCTCCGGTCAAAGGGACTCTTCATGCCAGAGATCGGAGAGACCCACCACGACGAGAAGCAGTTCTTCCTCTCCAAAGCGAGGAAAGTCAGACTGGAGAACTCCAACCCGGAACTGCGCGGGAAGAATAAGACCCTCTGCCTCAGCGTCGCGGAGGAACTCGAGATGTTCGATAAATGCAAGAAGTTAGTCGTAGAGCAGGAGGATCTGAAACTCCAGATCAAAGAGCAAACCGAACAGGTCTCGAAGTGCAAGGAGAAAGACGATAAAAAATGCGTCAAGGACCTAAGAATAACCATCAAAAGACTAAAGGAGCTTAAGGACTCGATCGTGAAGGATCTTAAATCTCTCGTATCAGTCCTCGACGACTGACCGCTTCTATCCTATAATGGTCCCAGATAACCTGGGACTTTTCTCTTTATGGCAGCAGAATCAAAGAAACAAGGACACTCCTCCGCTAAGGAGACTCTGGGGGTGAAGGGTCCCTCGAAAATGTACAAGTCGATTCTAGCCTGGCTCGAGAATAAGGGTTATCATCTTCGCTTTGACTACAATGCAAAACTCCAAAGCTTCCACTCTCTCTACGAAGAGCATGATCCTTCTATGGATCCTATGGCACCGAAGAGTATCCGGTATCCCAAGTGGTTCCAGTTTCTGGTCCCGGCTTCTGAATATCGCCTTGAGGCTGCGCAGGATCTGATCCTCGACGAGACTTGCGTAGAGGAGATCGGCGCGGAGGAACAGGAGTTCGCCGTTCCTCTCTTCGTCTACCGCAGCGGGAGAAGTAGCGAGATCACTGACCATGTTCTCGGTCTGGAGAACCTCAAGGCCCTGCGCCACAAGAAGATGGGCGGGGGGCAGTACAAACTTGGCATCGCTCACTCACCAAATAAAAATAAAGGTAACAAGAAGGCCATCGAGGAGACCTACGCCTACGTCCCAGAGAAGGACTGGTTTACCGAGGAACTCCAGGAACTCACCTTCGAGGATATCGTGAAGATCTTTCCCTACCACGAGGCCCAGATGGTCAAACTGATCATCGGTCGGGCCTGTGTGGGTCGGAGCGGTTCCATTCACCCGGGGACCGGAGAGATCCTCGAGCACGGGTTCAGGAAGGCCGGTGTGGTAATTGGTGAACCTGGAGTAGGTAAGACAATCACCCTAAACGGTATTCTTAACGCTATGAAGTACGTTGGATACGATGTCTCCGCGATGGGGGATTTTGGATCTCGTTTCAACCAGGGATCGGTGATCACGTCCCATCTGGCGTACAATGACGATCTCACACTAGAGAGTCTTGAGAAGATGCTCAAGGCTCACAGTTTCAAATCGGTAGTCACTGGAGGAACAGAAAAAATTGAGAATAAAGGTGTAGATGCCGTGGAAGTTGTCGCTAATACAGTCATTCTTGCCAACTGTAACGAGTGGAAACCAGAGATCACTTACTCTCTCGACTCGGGAGCCATCAGTCGCCTCGCCCCCATCTCCACCTACCGACTCTTCGAGATCGAGGAGATGAGTGGTGAGGAGGGTCATGACATCCACCCCGGTTCCCATATCAGGTGGCTCTGTGAGAAGTACGACACGGACCCCATGTCTCTCTACTTACGAGTTCTCCGTGACTGCACCGACTTCTTTTTGGAGAAGTGCGGGAATTCCGAGGATGTCCACTTCTACTCCGAGTCTCTGTTACCGTACATGCGGATCCAGATCCACAAGAACTCACTGGAGTGCTTCATCCGCTTCGGTTTTCTGGCATACGCGATCCGCCAGCGCAAGGGCGAGGGGAACTGGCTCCCAGAACTTACTTTGGGGTCATTGGCGGAGATCCTCGAAGCAACCAGGTTCCTGATGATCGATAAGAGGGCCGATAAGTTCCGCAACCTGCTCAAGGAGGACTGGAATGATCGCCATAGGAGCCAGTGGCACCCGTACTGGGCTCAACGGAAACTCCTCATTACCTCCATTGATAAAGCCTACGAGATCTTCAACACGTACAAGAACGACAAGGATGTAGCTCTCACTACTGAGAACGTATTCGATGTTCTTCGACTCCGCGACGGATTCTCGATGGGCAAGAAGATGACGCATATCGTCCGCACGTGGGAGATGGTGAAAGGGGAGAAGAATAAGATTTACGAACTGGCTAAAAAGATTATCGAGCAGATGACCGACGAGGAACTGGAACCGATCTACTCCGATAGGACAAAAGCTAACGTGGAGTGGATTTATGATCCAACCTACGATCCCCAAAAAGTGTGATAGGGGGTTTGTGACAACATGTGAAATGGCTAGATCCTGTACTCATCCTTTGGTAGAATAATCTCATGACTAAAATCTCCGCCAGTGTATCCATCGACTCCGAGCAGTGGGACCACAAACCCTCCTCGAAGCTTCAGTACCGTTCCGAGGTGGATAAGTTCGGCAACCCCAAGACCGAGGTCCGGGTCATCGGCGCCCGTCTCGGTTCCTCTATCGAGGAGGTAACTCCGAAGTCCCTCGCTCGCTTCATCTCCCGTGGTCAGACCTGGAGTCCGTTCGTCTTCAACGTCTGTCCCAACTGGAAACGTCCCCGTCGCGTCGAGGGACTCTTCAAGTCGTGTCAGGTGTTCGCTATCGACTTCGACAACGGAGAGTCGACGGAGGAGATCCAACTCCGAGCCGCGGAGTTAGGTCTAAAGTTCTCTATAATCCACCACAGTTTCAGTTCCTCCCCGGAACATCCGAAACACCGCGGGATTATCTTCGCTGACCGGGAGGTCGTTGACTTTGATCAGGCGAAAAGACTCTCGACCGGACTTGCCTACGCCTTCGATGGCGATAAGCAATGTGTTGATGTCGCTAGGTTATATTTTGGCTCACTTGCAAATAGCGTTATTTCTGTTGAGGCTGAGTACTGCGCCTCGGTTGATGATCTGGAGAAGATCGCTAAGGCGATCAACGCGGAACAATACCTGACCAAATCAGAGAGGAACGTTGTAAAGCCAGAAGGATCGGAATGGGGCGATTCCAAGCTTCAACGTAAGATCCTCGGTGAACTCACCGCTTCCAAACGATCCTACGTCAAGAAGAAAGTCCTGGGTATTCTTAAGGACGTGGAGACATTCGACGGGAAGAAGGGATCGAGGTACGAGTGCGTGTGGAGGAATACCTCAAGGCTGGCGAGGATGCCGGAGGTCGTGGGGAGCGCGGTGTACCAGTGGATGATGGAGAGTATCGAGAAGAATCCACACTTCTCCGACTGGGACTGGGATGCCGGCAATGTGGTAATGAGTGCTATCCAATGGAGTTCTGATCACGCTGACGAGCCTGTATAGATTAAAGTTATCCATATAGAGCAGTAATATGGCGTATAATGATCCTAAATTAGATGCCTGGAGTCCAGAAGCAACTGTGCAAACTATTTCCTTTGGCTCTGAACTCCAAGAAAGTGTGGAACCAGTCAGGACAAATTTGACAAATGGTCAACTTTGGGGGATCGATCCGGTTCCTACTCAGGCAGTTGGAGGTTATGAACCGCTATGGGACTCAGGTGAGAGTAGTTATAATCCACCATTAAGACCAGAACCACTGTGGGATTCTGGAGAAGGAGGCGCACCACTAAGAACCGAGGCTCTTTGGGAATCAGATGAGACAGACGCGAACGCTCCATTACGTGACGAGCCACTATGGGATTCTGGAGGAAACGCTTGGAGACCAGTTAATGATATGACAGGTAGTGATACTGGAGATAAACTAGATAGTTGGGGATCAGAGTTTAATGACGTGCCGCAGAGTGAGTTTGGAGTAGACTCAAATATTGACGGATCTGGACTTCAAGGAACTTCAGCACTGTCAACCGGCCAAGGATCCTCACCTAATACAACCGCCTCATCACCACCAACGCCTCCCTCCACCCGCCCTTACATTTGGAAGTACCAATAAACTATTCGGGTTTAAAGAAACTATAGAGATATAGTCCACTTTCCGATGCCTGGCCGCGAGGATCTCATACAGCAGAATATCTCAAGAGCCAAAACGAAGGCTAAGGTGGATAGTGCTCAGCAGCAACCTCCCACTGGAGGAGAGAAACCCGCGCTCTCCTCTCACCGTAGTCTGTTCGGAGCCAATCTCGATGTTGTCTCGGTGCTGGACTCCATGGAGTTCTCCATGAAAGGTCCGCTCGGTGACGGGTCACTTCGCAACTCCGTAGCGTACATCAGGAGATGGAAGAGAGCCGGGAGTAAGTCCACGGCGGAGACCACCACTCAAGCGATAGATGCCACCCAACTCGATCCGGGTACCGATCCTCAGTCCGAACTGAACAGAGTGATAAATGAGAGGTACGGTATAGAGCGCGAGGGTGCTCAACTCATCCAGTACACCAGCGACTTCACCGCGGCGGTAGTTACGGGAGAGGATGGAACGACCACCCGGATCAGCACAGAGGTTATAGATACGGCCCAAGGGAGAATAGTCCAGACGAATATCGATCCGGATAACGTGGTTATCAACGACGACGGGGAGATAGAGAGTGGATTCATGGAGACCAGGATAGCTAGATACAATGAGAAACTATCGGTCGATCAGGCTCAGCAGGAGATCAGGCAGGTAGCACTTGCCACGCAATCCCCAAGCACAAAACCAACCACAACTACACTACCAGGTACTGTGGCCGACTCGTCGCAGAAGAAGAACGGGCAGTCGGCTCTTGGGACAAACTACAGGACGTCCGGCGTCGGTAAGTTGAAACCGGCTAATCCGAATGGATTTGTAAATCCAGCTCAGAGTAAGAGGACAGACTCGAAAAGTAATTTCACTCCGGCCAAGAGCGGGACCCTCACCGAGGGAATGTGGCAGTTCCTCTTCAACCCGTCCGAACTTGAGGTAAACGCCGGACCGGAGTTCAAGACCGCGGAGACGTGGGGGGTAAGTGACAAGGCGAACTCAGGCCAACCGTTGAACTGGAGTCACAACAAGAACGCCCAACTCAAGTTCAATTCGGTACTTCTCAACGGGTACGTTTTCGGGCGTAAGGTAGAGGAGTTAGAGCAGGGGATCTTCGAGCTTTTCATGGCTAGGGATGGCGAGGGACAGGACGGTCCACCGGTGCTGGAGTTCGTGTGGGGTAAGAGGGTTTTCGGCCCGTGCGTGATCAAGGAGATATCGATCAAGGAGAAAATGTGGGACGAGGGGGAGGTCGTGAACGCCGAGTTATCCTTCACACTCGAGCAGGTACCGGAGTGGACGATCAACGATGGGTACGTTGACGTGGCAAGACCGGGAAGGATCCCAATGGTCTACGATGCCACGGAGCAATCCCAAGGAGCTACCAGTGCGAGCACCCCTGCTGGTCCTTCTTCGTCTGATCCGGGTGAGGGGGATAATCCCGACCAGAAATCGTCTGAGCCAGCAGGTCAGAAGTCCGGGGATGCGAAGTTATGCGACTTCGGACTGAAGCAGAGTAAGCAACTTCAACAACTCTACGTAAAGCTGGACAACCCACTGTTTATCCCGCACTGGGATATAAATGATCTAAAGTCGCAATTCTACAGTATCAAAGGTAACCTATATAGTTCTTCAGTCGAGTTATCAACCTACGTGGATAATAAACTTCAGTCCGGGTGCAAGAAGTCCGCGTACAGGAAAACTATTGAGGATATTCTAAAGTCAAAGGATCTCTTTGTCCCCGGAGATATAAACCGTGCTGAGAAACCTGAGACTAGAGCATATCAGTTCATGAGAGCTTGCACCGAGACTACCAAGAAAGCACTCGATCAGTGGGTGAGAACAAGTAAGAAGTGCGAGGGCCAGAGGACAACTAGACGAACCTACGAGAGAACCAACGGAACTCCTGCTCAGCAGAAACTATGCGCCAAGTACTCCGGTAAGTGTAGTACTCCTGGGGAGAGGTTCGGGACAGCAGGCCAGTGCCCCTTCGTGAATAACAATCGCGGGGTGGTATGCTCCGGCGGTGTCTGGACTCCACTGTAATAACCCATGGCGACTACATCCGTAATCCTAGACATAAGAGCAAATACGCAGAAGGCCCTCAGCGAGTTCAAGGCCTTCTCCTCCCAGCTCGACAACAAGTTCCTCGTGTCGGGTCTAAAACTCGATGTGGTCCGTAATGCGCTCTCCCAGATCAACAGGGAGTTCCAGAGAAGCATGGGCGAGCAGGGACTCGCGTCCGCTCAGGCGATAAAGGCGGCCGAGAACCAGGCGTTGATCCTGACCAACATCTACGCGGGGTTCAGCAAGACCGCCTCAAGCAGGATCGTCGAGGACTTCTCCTCGGCCCTCAGTCAGGTGGCTGTGAAGACTGGTTCCACGATAAGCGACATCCAGAAGACCCTGGGGGTATCGCCGTATCTCTCCAGGAACCTGTCCCAAGGTGCCAGACTCGGCGTGCTTACCGATATCCAGAATCTACAGACAGCAGCGCGCAGGGCCGGACTGGGGGGCAATGCCGCTGACATCCTCGGTAAGTTCTTGACCGGGCAGACCAGTGGCATACAGCTCCAAGAATCCGGGGACGCCCTCTCCAAAATGCTCGGGGCCCAACTCTCCAGGGTCGGTGGGGGTCTAGGTACGGAGACGATGTCCATCGACGAGCGTACTCGGATACTCAGAGCGGCTCTCGCGAACATCGACATAGAAAAGCTCGCGAAGGAGACCGGGGGATTCAAGGCCGTACTCGAGCAGTTCTCGGCCTCCCTCTTCAACCCTAAAGCCGGACTACTGGGCTCAATGAGGGACTTCACCATCCGAGCCGGTGAGGCCCCAACAAATATCTTCAAGGAGACCACTAAACTCTTCGAGAGCATCTTCGGCCCGGAGGGCTTCATAAAGACACTGAGTAGCGAGTTGGGCAAGGCGTTTGGTATCAAGGACGATACCGCCCTGCTTCGTTTCTTGGGACGCGGGATCAGATTCATCACGAATTTCATCAACGGACTGAAAAGTCTCATCGATGACGTACTGAGCAATCCTACCGTCCAGCGTATCACCGAGATCGTTAAGTCCGCCTTCTCGGGTATAATCGGTTTCTTTAAAAGACTCGATGATATCGCCAAGAACCCTCCGAAGTTCCCCGATATCTCCAAGGAAAGTATCCGATCCTTTATCAAGGAGATAGGTGAGAATGTCCGGGGGTTCTTGAGGAAGGTTGGAGCGTTTATACGTGGTGAGGATATTACCGACGAGGCGGAGAGTGGAGCATCCATCGTCGCGACCATAGTCGACGAGGCTGGGAAGACAGTGCTTACCTTCTTCAGGGAGGTAGGTAATGCCTTGATAGCCAAAGCGGGGACAGTAGCTTTGGAACTGAGTAAGACTCTAGTACCGACTCTAGTGGGTCTACTCGGTAGAGTGCTCTCCGGCGAGGGGGGTATGATTCCACAGATAGGTTCACTTCTCGCGATTGGCGGAGGGGCTTTAGGACTTACCAGGCTCGTCGGAGCGGGTACCAGGAGGTACAGGAGCGCGGGTGGTATAGGTGGATTGGCGACGGACTTCGTGTTCGGTAGAGGAGGGCTGGGTGGTGGGAGACGAGGCCGGGGCGGCCGAGGCGGCCGCGGAGGCGGTGGTGGTGGCGGCGGTGGAGCCGGACCCGACGTCCCTCCAGGGCTAGATGACCTTCTCTCGTCGATCCGTTCGGAGGACTCGCTCGATCCCATGTTCGCCAACATCCAGGACTTCAATGAGCGGGAGCGATTTAATAGGGAGTTCAGAAGGTCCCAGATAAACTACGGTGCGAGAGAAGCGCTGAGACTTCAAGCACTATCCGGCCACGGTAGGTTCCCTCTGGAGGGCCCGATGGAGATCGCCAGGTACGGTCCGCAGTACGGATCACCCATAGGTCCACTTCCAGCGGCTGCCCCCGGATCGTGGCGGATGGTGAACGGAAAGTACACGTTCGCCCCGTACATGGGTAGTAATGTGAATAGAGCAGCAATACTCGAAGGAAGAAGGCGCGAGATAGAACGTAGGCAGATGATGGGGAATAGGAACCCATTTACGCGTTTCGGTAGAAGATTACTTGGCACGCGTCCGAATGATGTTCTAACGTCCGGAATACTCCCCGACGTCCCAGAGCAGACCGCGGCTAGATTCAACCGAAGGTACGGTTCTGGTGGCACCAGAGCCCTACTCGGAAGGAGGTTCGGTGGATTTGGTAGAGGTGCTCTGATAGCCGGAGGTATTGGGTTGGGTGCCGCGGCTCTTCTCGGTGGTGGATCCGCCCAGGCCGCAGAGATCGACCCTCTCACCGGTGAGCCGATGGTCGGTGCCGGGGAGGCCTTCGGTAGGGTCGGTATGGGGGCTATCAACGGGGCCTCCATGGGGGCCATGTTCGGTCCGTGGGGAGCAGTGATAGGCGGAGTGATAGGGGGCGGTGCGGCCCTCTTCGATAAGGGTGTGAGGGATGCCATAGGTAAGGCCGTAAGCAAATTCGGCAGTGATGCTATGACGTGGATCGAAGGCCTGAGAAGGGGATTCGTCGATGGCATCATGGGCGCTTTCAATAGCATAAAGAACTTCACCTCCAACATCGACTGGGGAAATGTCATCCTGGATGTTATCTTCCCCGGCAGAGGAGTGGCCAGGATGATTGCTGAGAACACCGGACTCCGCTCGAGTGGCGGGAACGGAGGGGGGTGGTGGGGCAGCACTCTGGACTTCATCGCTAATGCTCTCGGGATGAACAGGAGGGCAGTGGGGGGTCCGGCCACAAGGGGGGTGCCACTGCTGGTCGGGGAAAGAGGACCGGAGATCTTTACTCCTGCCTCGTCAGGTTCCATACTCTCAAACAGAGAACTAACGTCTGGAAGGACTTCGGCGGGCGCTGGCGGGTTAGGTGGCGGGATCACCTATAACATAACGATTAATGCTACGGGTCTGGCGGGTAACGACATCGCTGCCGCTATCCAACCCGCAGTGATCAAGATCCTGGATGATGGTATGAGACAGGCTAATGGCAACATTGTAACCAGAGGAGCCACAGTGATATGATAGACTTACCGGCTATAACACAGAGAATCGACACTTCCGATCTTCAGAATATAAAGAACCAGCTCGCCATCAGAGACAGGGTGAACTCTGACAGGTATGAGAGTACCCAACTCGAGAGGAGGAACCCTGGACTGATCTTCTCGGAGCAATCCAGTCCGCCACTGACAGATGTGGTCCTTAGTGGACTCAAGTACCCCCTCGAGTTGGACGGGAATGGCGGGTTGAAGCTCTCCTCTAATTACGATCGAGTAGGTGAGCAGATCATGGAGGTACTTCAGACAAGGATCGGCGAGAGGGTCTACAGACCTTTCCTTGGTATTCCAGAGCTGCTCTTTGAGAGTATCGATGAGTACACGTTAGCCCAGACAATCAAGGCCCAGATAGGTTCCGTTGTCCCCTCGGGTGTGGAATTAGAGGTTAAAGTATCCTTATCCGAGGACGGAGGAGCACAGATTACCGTGTTCTACTCCGTCGAGGGAAGCCAACCATCTCTGATTAAGTACTCATTTAACTCATGAGCCGCATACATAAAAACTTCGCTGAGTTCGGCGCCGACGCTCAGCAGATGATTATCGATCAGATCCAATCTATCGATCTTGAGAAGATCGGGCCAAAATCCATAGCTCATGTAGGCAAAACTCTCATTTCCCTCGTCAAGCAATCCCACCAGCTCCAGGAGGATGTCGAAGAGGACGAGGTCAGGGATAACTGGATTGCTATCCGCGAACTCTCCCACATAATCCTTGTGGAGATACTTGATAAGTTTAAAGAACTAAGTGCCGAGGGATCAATCCCAGAGTGGGAGAGGGCTAACGTCTTGAATCTCCTCCAGGAAATCACTAAGGTCTGCCACGCGGAGGAGAAACGTGACGCTCTTTCCGAGATCAACACCGGCAAAGTCATCGATGACAAAGTACTGGACGAGATGTTAGGACTATGATGAATCTGGATCAGGCAAGAGCGGGCGGAGAAGGTATGATCTCCGTGAAGAAAAAAGATGAGGAGGATATGACCGAAGGCCCGGATCTCTTTCAGAGTAAGGAGCAAAAGGTCCAGATAAAAGTCCCCGAGGGTTGGCACTCCAAGGAGCCATGAGATGCCCCGAGAGTGGAACACCCCTGTAAGGGAGTGTTGGAACGCTCCTATACATAGCATTCTCAAGGCCATAGATAATCACACCCGGCTCCACTTCGAGACCGGGGACAGATGGCACCTGGAGCAGGCCCAGATTCTCCGGGATTACGTGTCCGGACTAAAGGACTGGATACATAAAGAAGAACGTAAAGACAGAGTTTAAAGAACTACTAAGTAGTGTAGTTGCAATGCCTTTACGTGAGGGATCTTCGGACAAGATCATCCAAGAAAACATCCGGTGTATTCTTAACAAAGACGGGTGCGGTTACGACCCGCCCTACCTCGATCCGGCAAGGGAGGTTTATACTCCGGCTCAGGCGGCGGCGATTGCTTACGCGAAAGCCGGTCGTAGGAACAATGTCGGAAAGAAAACTTCCGAGTCCAAGAAGACAAAAAACGTAAAGTCTACACCAGCAGAACCCAAGGGAGCAAAACCGGGAGAGCAACAGGGGGCCGGAACTCCGCCACCCGCTCAGTCCCAACCAAGCACGAAAGAAGCCGATAAGAACGCTCCTCAGGTACCTGAGGGGTGGAAAACACAGCAACCTAAGCCACAGAGCAGTGCTATTAAAGCTCCTAAAGCTCCTCCTCAGTTGTCGCCAGAGGAAGACAAGCAGATGCTCCAAGAGACGATGGAGGGGTATAAAGCTAAGTGGGGGACAGGAGCGACGCTTATAAGCGATAACTGGTCAACCTTCTCTCCAAAGGAGAAACAGGCATACCTGAAGCAGGCGAAGAAGTTCAAAGCGGAGGCCGATCAGAAAGCCCAGGCTAAGAGTGTTAAGAAGACTCCGGCTCCGGCTCCGGCGGCCACCCCTGCTCCCGCACCCGCACCGACTTCCCAGGGAACCGCGGATAATGACAAACTCTTTGAGGATAACAAAGACCTACTCGAGAAAGCTTTCCCTCAAATCAAGGACAAGTTGAAGGGCGTCTGGGACGCGACTCCCGATAGCAAAAAACCAGGTCTAATAAATGCTGCGAAGGGAGTAATACAGTGGCAGAATCAAAAATCTGGGGGTCAGACCCCCGCTCCAGCTCCAGCTCCAGCTCCAGCTCCAGCTCCAGCTCCAGCTCCAGCTCCAGCTCCAGCTCCAGCTCCAGCTCCAGCTCCAGCTCCTAAAGTCGCAGACGGTTGGAATATTCCGAAAAATACTACGCCAACTTTCACCGGTGATGTACTTAAGATCGGTGGTAACGAATTCAAACCAACGAAGACCCTACCCGGTTCCACTAATCCAAGACTCTACGAGAGTGATTCCACAAACGAGAAATACGTTGTTAAGGACGGTGGCGCTCCTGGACAGAATGTGGCCGAAAGCACAGCCAACTCAATCTATAATATTTTGGGCAAGTCCCTTCCCTCCTCCGCGGTTCAGTCCAAACTCTCCGCCGATGGTAGGTTGGTGAATAAGTTCATAGAGAATGGTCGGACCATCAGCGATCTACCGTTCGACGAGATAAAAGCCCTCGGTATCGGAGATAAAATCAAGAAGTCCTTCGTGGCAGATGCTCTCGTTGCTAACTGGGATTTCCTCGGACTGACCAACGATAACATGATGGTGGATGATAAGGGTAATCTTATCAGGATCGACTCCGGTGGGACTTTCAACTTCCGCGCTATGGGCGGGAGTAAGGACTACGGAGCCATACCTATGGAGCTATGGACTCTCAAGTCAGGGAGTCAGGGTAAGCAGTTCTGGCAGAACGCTTCCGACGACGATTACAAGGACCTCTGGACCAATCAAATCCAGGCATTGGCAGATAATTACAATGAACTACTGAACGCGGTCGATTCATCCAAACTAGACTCGGATGTTAAAGCGAAATTCAAACGCAGAGTTAACGCTCTACTCATCTCTGCGCAGGAGATCGCTAAGATCTCCGGGAACAAAGGACTGAACTGGAAGGATGTCGACGAGGCGATGAAAGGCGCCTTCTCGCTGGCTTCGGGTATAGACTCCAATGACCCCGACTGGGATAAGAAAGTAAGGGGTGAAGTTAAGGACGCCTTGGATCAGTTGGTGCAAGGTCCCGCTCAGGCACCTGGCGGTGCGACTCCCGCAGTTCCCATCCAACAGGCAGGGACACCGCAGGGACCAGTTGCCTCAAAGTTAGACTTTAATTTAACAAGTGATAAAAATCTTTTTAATGACAAAATATTCAAAGGTGTAGTTAATGAGGTAGATAGACAATTGAATACTAATTACGCGGGTTCCTATGGCGGTGATCCGGACGCACTCAAGAAACTCTCGCCAGATGGAAAATATGTTTTGAGAGAGTATAGTGATGTACTATATGAGGATTTAAATGCTTTAATTAGAGGAAAAACTGCCTCTTTTACTCCAGGAGATGTGAAATTTTTCAACCAAGTTGCTGACACGATGAGGGAAGCTCTTGACCAAATACCTGATCATACAAATGTTGGTACGTTCTACAGAATGAATAAAATCTCTACAAAATACACTGATTCTGTTGACGCGATAAAAAATCTAAGACCTGGGGATATTTATGAATCCACTGGATTTGCATCCTACACAGATGATCACGAAGGGGACGAAATGGGGAGAAACGGCGTGCTGGATATTTTTTACCGTGGTTATCCGGAGAAGTTCAATTTTATAACTGTTTACACAGGAAAAAATATCAAGTGTATAGCGCCTCTTTCGGCTAATCAACTTGAACGAGAATCACTTATGCAGAGAGGTAAGCAATGTCGAGTTGCAAAAGTCGAAGAACATTCTTTAGCGGATTGGCAAGGAATATCGTGGGGAGCTAACGAACTTAAAGCAGGTAAGGTTAAAGTTATCTATCTGGAGGATGCAAACTAAACCATGGACCCATACGAAAATCTAACAGAGTATCAGAAACAGCGTCTCGCTATGAGAAAAAAAGCGCTTGATAGTGATGATACTGACACCTTATTTAGAGTGATAAAGGCAAAACCTCAACCTCCGGAAGGTTGGAAAGAGCAGGAAAAACAGTAGTTTAAAGCACCATATACGCCATAGTCCTATGCCCCTCAGAGAAGGATCTAGCCAGGAGACCATCTCTGGCAATATAAAGCGAGAGATGGAATCTGGTAAACCCCAGAAGCAAGCCATCGCGATCGCCCTTGATAAAGCCGGTAAGTCGAAGTACGACTCCGCGGAGCCAGAGGAGGGGCAGATGGCCCAGGGTGATGTTCGCTCCATCATGGAGATGGCCAAAAAAATCGACGATATGGTCTCGGAGATGACCGACCTACCCGAGTGGGCCCAGGCGAAAATCACCAAGGCTCAGGACTACCTCACCGCCGTTTCCCAGCACCTCTCGCACCCCGGAGAGGATGAAGGTGCCGAGGACATGGCCGAGGGTAAAGACCAAGATAACGATGGTGATGTTGATTCCGAGGATTGGAAGATCTCACGGGACAATGCGATCAAGGAGGCTATGGGTAGTGACAAAGAGACATCCGATAACGCCGAGGACTCCGATCCATGCTGGAAGGATTACGAGATGGTAGGGATGAAGAAAGGAAAAGGAGGTAGGTCGGTTCCCAACTGCGTTCCTAAATCCTCAGATAACGGGGAGTGCGAGTGCGATAACCACTCCGAGGTCAGTGTTCCTGATGGTTGGTCGGTAAGTTCCAATGTCTACAGAAACTGATTTCACGCTACCCGAAGGTTGGTCCGTTCATCCCTCATTCGGCGAGGTGGTCGGGCCACCCATCACAAAGGAGTCCCATCTCCGCGGCGACCAGGACAAGTCGGATATGCTTGACGACGAACTCGAGATGTCCGAGGATGAGTACGAGTACTGGAGGACAGTTGCTACTGGACGTCCAGAAACCTCCAACGAGGCGAATAACATCACCTACGCTGATGATGGTAAGAAGTATACGCATACGTATAAAGACTCAAAAACCGGAAGGGTGAGGAAGGTTCGGTACGGGGCTAAGGGTTATAAGATCGCTCCTGGGACTAAACGTGGCGATTCCTACTGCGCACGTTCGCTAGGGGATATGAAGTCGGAGGGTATGGATTGCTCCGGACCCGATCGCAGCACTCCAATGTGCCTCTCCAGGAGAAAATGGAGATGCAATGGTGCTAAGTCGTTGAAATAAAACCAAGGAAGGGTTTACAGATCCAGACTCATAGTTTAAAGTAGCATAGACCAATCAGCATAGGAGTCTCTATGACCGCAGTACTGCTTTACATATTTGTATTCTCTTCTTGGGGTCTAGGATTACTATCTTTGATGATCGGATTGAACAGTTTTATTGATAAGCGTGAGTTGGAGAAAAAGGAGAAACTCTTGGAGATAACGCAGAAGCAGATGCTTCTCGACCATCTCAGTAATATGAGTAAACTCTCCGGTGGTAAAGGTCAACTTACCCAGTGGGGGAAGGTAAACGAACCGGAAAAAAGCCAGGAACTGATCCCGGAGAAACTTCGGGAGTTAATGGTCTCCTCACCTAACCACCCCGAGGTGGAGGAGATCGATGGATCAGATCAGATCCTAGGGGTCAAGTTCGAGGCGCGTGACTATCCCCCGGTGTTCGGGGACGGAGAAGATGAAGAATGAAACCACCTACCTACGGTGTTGATCTTATCAAGAGGTTCGAGGGTTGCCGCCTGAAGGCTTACCCTGATCCGCTGAGTGGCGGTAAACCCTACACGATCGGTTGGGGATCCACGGTTAAAAAGGACGGGTCCCCGTTCTCTCCCGGCGAGGAGATAACTCAGAAGGAGGCTGATGAGCTCCTTCTCTACCAACTCGAGGTGGGATATATGCCCGCTCTCGAACGGATCCCGTACCTGTCAGAGATGTCTCAGGAGCAGATAGGGGCCCTGCTCAGTTTTGCCTATAACTTGGGCGCGAGGTTCTACGGCTCCGAAGGGTTCGAGACCATCTCCAGAAGACTGAGGAACAAGGAATGGAACCTGATCCCAGACTCGTTACTACTCTACAGAAACCCTGGGACTAGCGTTGAGGAAGGACTCAAGAGGCGAAGGATCGCGGAAGGTGCCCTGTGGTCCAAAGGTCTGAAAAAGAACTCTATGGAAAAACAACAAATAGTAGCCCTGCAGGACACCCTACTTAAGAAGGAACCACTCCAATCCTACCAGCTTGACTTCAACATGAAGAAGGCGGTGCAGAAAGGTAAGGGTTACCAGATCTCCGACATTGTCGACGAGGGGATCCACTCCAAGGTCATCCTTGACTACGGTGCCGGGGCCTGGTACATATACAATCCTCACTGGAGACTACAGGGTATCAGCGAAGTTGATAGCAAGTCAGACGAGTACAAGGTACTTCAGGTCAAGTACTTCCCTCAGCGAGATAGTCGTACTACCCACGCCAATCGCATGTGCTTCTCCAGCTCGTGCGCGATGATGGCGGACTATCTCAACCCTAAAGCCATCGAGGTAGCGGAGCAGGAGGATGACTACTATATGAAAAATTACGTATTCAGGTACGGGGACACCACGGATCCCAACGCCCAGATCCAGGCCCTGCGCGACCTGGGGATAAAAGCTAGCAAAGCAACCAACCTCTTCCAGAGCGATATAGAGGCTCAGATCGACAAAGGTATCCCGGTCCCCATTGGCATTCTCCATCACGGCCACGTATCCGCTCCGCGTGGTGGTGGTCACTGGGTGTGCGTCATAGGCTACGACAAGGATAAAGCCCATTACATAGTCCACGACCCATACGGCGAGTTGGATCTTGTCAACGGTGGGTACTACGGTTCCACAAATGGTGCCTTCCAACGTTACTCCTACGCTAATCTCAACAAGAGATGGATGGTGGAGGGTATGGGTACAGGGTGGGGGATCATCGCCGAGAAGTGAACGATAGACTCAAGGAGTCCATAGAGATGCTTTACGTGGCCCGTTGGAATGTCCCCCGGGCCGCTCTTCATTGCGGGATCCCGACCAACGAGATGATGGAGGTATTCAGGAACTACGTTAGTAGTGGGAAATTACCACCTCAGGAGTAGCAAATCCCCTACATACTTTTTCCGGTACCTAGATTAAAATACTGTAGGTGGGATGCCTAAGAGGGTCCCGCCCACTCATTTACGCTTTTTAAGGTAAAACAATGATCGATTTATTCACGGTCTCGCCGTACTCAAGAAAAAGGTTGGAACCGACGGAATTCGAGAAGCAACTCACGGACATGTTTTTTGGGACTTCTAACTCCAGTATAGGTTTCCCCAAGTACAATATCTACCGAACGATTGGTGGTAATCCGTACGTCACGTTCATGGAGTTCGCCCTCGCCGGGTACAGGAAGGAGAACCTTGATGTCAAACTGAAGAATGGGTACCTGCTGGTATCTGGCAAAGCAGACGAGAACTCCAAAGACCGCGAGTACTCGCATAGGGGCATGGCCCGCAGGGACTTCAATGTTAAGTTCCAGCTCGATGGAGACGTCGAGGTTCGTTCCGCTAGATTCTCAGACGGACTCCTAACTATCGAGCTGGAGAAACTGGTACCCGACGAGGAGAAACCCAAGGTAGTGGAGATCCGGTAAGTAGCCATATTACGGACTGTAACACTGGGAGGCTTCTTGGCCTCCCTTTCTAGTATGATGAGTGGGTACCAACGCAAGACCCCATGGCAACCATCTCAGAAGTCCAGTCCGCTCTGACTAAGATCATCAGCAAATCTGTTCCCCACTCGGTGTTTCTATGGGGTCCTCCGGGTGTAGGTAAATCGTCGATCGTTAGGAAGATCGCCCAAGACAATGACCTAGAACTCACTGATCTTCGCATCTCCCAGTTGGCCCCCACTGATATCCGAGGTCTACCTTACGTCGAAGAGGGCATGGCAAAATTCGCTCCGCCATCATTCCTTCCGCGAGACGGGAAAGGCATCCTCTTTGTCGATGAGTTTAACATGGCGTCCCCTTCGATGATGGGAATCGCCCAGCAACTCATTCTCGATCGCCAAGTCGGAGATTACAAAGTCCCCGAGGGATGGTTTATCGTGGCTGCCGGAAACCGTGCCGAGGATCGCGCTGCGGTGTCCCAGATGCCGGCTCCTGTGGCCAACCGCTTCATCCACTTCAATGTCGAGTCTGATCTCTCCTCGTGGAAGGAATACGCGATCAAGAAAGGGATCAATGAGCAGATCGTCTCCTTCCTCAACTTCCGTCCCCAGCTCCTCTTCGATTTCAACAAGAACGCCACCGCTTGGCCCTCCCCCCGTAGTTGGGAGTTTGCCGACTCCCTGCTCGATATCGAGTTGGACATCGCCTCTGCAGTGGGTGAGGGAACGTCCGCGGAGTTCTACGCCTACCAGTCTATCTACTCCCGCCTTCCGGACATCAGCCGGATCCTCTCCGGAGAGGACGTAGAGGTACCCCGTGAGCCTTCCCTGATGTACGCCGTGTGCGGTTCTATCGTCTCTAGGGCCAAGTCCGCTCAGGACTTCTACAACGGGACCAAGTGGCTGATCAAAGGTACCACTGAGGATTACGTCGGACTCTTCATGAGTGACGCTATGATCTCCTTGAAAGCCAATAACCTCCAAGGAGCCTTTATCAAACTTATCGCCAAGGACCCGCAAGTCAAGGCGTTCATCACCAAGTACCAGGAGCTTCTGCGATGAGTATCGAAGAGAGTATAGTCAAATCCAGGGTGAAGTTACTAAAACAGTCGCCGTTCTTCGGAACGCTATTGTTAAACACCAAGTACGAGATCACTGACGATGTACCCACTGCGGCGACTAACGGGAACGTAATGTTCCTCAACGAGGAGTTTATGAACGGTCAGTCCCCGGAATATTTCCGCTCTATTCTCCTTCACGAGGTTCTTCATATGGCGCTCGAACATATCGAGCGCATGAAGGATCTGTTTAAGTCTGATCCCATCACGGCCAACATCGCGGCCGATATCGTGGTCAATGGCATCATCATGGATAATAAGATGGTGCTACCAGAAGAGGCCATATTCGACAACGACTTAAAACACCTCAGTGTCCGCGAGATTTACAATATTCTCAAGCAGAAGCAACATACCAACCCGCAGTATATCAGTAAGAAATACGGTAAATCCGCCGTTGATGTAAACCAGTGCTTACAGCCAGGAACCGGGACAAAAGAGCAGGGTAAGGGTGAAAACCCTTCCATCGGAGGTGGTAGTAAAACAAACTGGAAGGACGTTCTGAACAAAGCGATGACTATCGCGAAGAGTAAGAGTGCTGGACCAACGGGTGCGGGGATAAGGAGAATCTTTGACGAGTTCCTAGAGCCCACGATTAACTGGAGGGACGTTCTTTACAGGTACATCACCGCGTCCCGTACCGACTTCGAGGGATTCGATCGTCGCTTCATCCATAACGGGATGTACCTGGACGATCTGGGTGGTGGTAAGATACATGTGTGCGTGTTCATGGACACGTCCGGCAGTGTTGATGAGGAACTTCTCGGGGAGTTTATCGCCGAGCTCCGTTTCGCCATAAACGCTTTGCCTAACATCACCGGCGAGATGTGGTACTTTGACGTCGATCTCTACTACCAAGGCGAGGTGGAGAGTATTTTTAGCACTCCTAAACTCGAAGGGGGTGGAGGTACCTCGTTTGTAAATGTTATGGAGAAGCTTCGCAGTGTCTCCGAGGAGGACTCTACGGTGCGGACTTTAGGTATCGTGTTCACCGACGGTTACGCTCCCACTAACGACTTCAAGGAACCAGATTGCGATGTTCTGTGGTGCATTAGCCCGGGTGGGGTTCCAGACGACCATCTACCCTTCGGCGAGGTAGTTAGGATCATGAAGTGATAGTTTAAAGTATAGGATAAGTAGTATGGAGTATGGCAGATCCAGCATTCGAGAATGGTTGGGAGGTTCCCGGCCACGATTACCAAGCACATAGTGGCGCAACAACCTCCCACGGGCCTACTCAGGTTGTCTATAAGAAGGGCGGAGCGAGTGGAAAAACCGTAGCCACTGAGACAATAACCTACGATGTTAATAATAACATCGCTACTCGCTCCATCGAGTGGGACCCAGAGATACTCATGTGAGGATCTGACTGATGCCATACTATAGTAATCCGCTAGAGACCCACCCCACCGACGAGGCGATCAGCGTAGCCAATAACAAGATGTTCTACGTGCATCAGCTCGCTGACTCACGTGGGATCATCGTGGACCCGTTTGGTTGGTCGTCCTCGTCCGCAGCTAATTCGACAGATGCCTTCGGGCGTCTGAAGGCCGCTCTTCCCTTCACTCTGGGGGACTACAAACATGTTCCAGGAGTCGGATTCAACTTCAATGACTCCACCGGCAATGGTGGACTTGTCACCATGGACTCTAATAGGTCATCGGTGACTCTTTCCACGACAACCAATACCGCCTCCTACGCCATCCACCAGAGCAAGTACTACCACCCGTACCAGCCTGGTAAGTCCCAGGAGATCTTCGCCTCCTTCGTGCTGGGGATGGCGTCGGCCAACGTGACAAAACGCATCGGGTACTTCGATACCCGTAATGGTCTCTTCCTAGAGCAGACCGGAACCGATCTGGCTTTCGTGATCCGCTCGTACGCGACCGGAACTGCCCAAGACACACGCATTACCCAAGCTAACTGGTCATTGGATAAGTGTAACGGGACTGGAGATTCCGGATTCAACTTCGATCCGACAAAGACCGAGCTTCTCTACATTGATTTCCAGTGGCTGGGAGTCGGAAAGGTCAGATTCGGTTTTGTTCATAATGGAAAGATCGTCATCGCTCACGAACAACTCCACTCCAACAACCTGAATGTGGTGTACATGAGCAATCCTAACCTCCCTATCAGGGCGGAGGTTGCTAACACCGGTACTACGTCAGGTGGGTCGTTAGAGCATATCTGCTCGTCGGTGATCAGTTCCGGCGGGTACTCGGAGACCGGAGTGGATTTCGCCGCGGCTAACTCCTCGTACAGAACAACATCTACGCCGGGCGCGACGCCGTTCCCGGTCATGGCTATAAGACTGAAGAACTCGGTGTTCTCCGGACCAAATAGGATGTCGGTGAGGATTAATAATATCTCATTTTCAGTACTTGATGAAAGTATCCTATTCAAGTTAGTTAAATTGAACTCCGCTTCATCCTTGACTTTTAATGGCGGAGCAATATGGACTCCGGCTGATGACGATAGCGGAGTGGAGTATAGTGTAAATGCTCTCAGTTACACCGGCGGGAGTGTGCTGAACGCAGGATACATCCCTTCCGGTTCATCTCAGAACTCCATGTCACCAGGCACCTTCGGAGATATCTCCAACTCAAAGAAAAGCGTGATCATGCAGAACATCGATTCTACCGATTCCGAAGTCTATGTGATCTCCGCCCAGACGGTAAGTACTCAGACTAACGCGGTGGCAAGGGTGGCTGCAGCAGTCCAATGGCGAGAGACATACTAACATATCTGTGGTAGAATGGAGGGGTAACAGCCCCTCTTTTTTATGGCTCAACTGGTCAAACTAATGTGGGTGACTCCTGAGGCGGAGCATCTCATCACCGATATGGCGCGTGTGTCGGCACCTAAGAACCAAGGAAACTACGACACGGCCTCCCGCCTGATCAAGTACCTCATCAAGAATCGCCACTGGAGCCCGTTCGAGATGGCTTCTATGTGCGTGGAGATCAATACCACCCGCGATATCGCCGCCCAGATCATCCGCCACCGCTCCTTCAGTTTCCAAGAGTTCTCCCAGCGTTACGCCGACGTGAAGGATCTAGGAACTGTCCAACTGCCGGAGCTCCGTCGCCAGGACACCAAGAACCGCCAGAATTCCGTCGCAGATCTGGACCCTGAGCTGGTAAGAGCGTTCGAGCAACGAATCAAGATGCTCTTTGCCGAGGCCCAAGAACTCTATGATGACATGCTGGAGGCCGGAGTCGCCAAAGAGTGCGCTCGTAAGGTCCTACCCATGAACTCCCCGAGTCGGATCTACATGACCGGCACCCTACGTTCCTGGATGCACTACATCGATCTCCGCGGGGCTAATGGTACCCAGAAGGAGCACATGGAGATTGCCCACGCCATCTCCGGGGTCTTCTCGGAGCAGTTCCCCTGCATCAGTAAGGCCTTAGAGGAGATCAAAAACGAGCCAGAACTGGAATCTCAGCCTCAACAGCACACTTATACCTCCACTACTACTACCGAACAAAAGAAAACCCCAAGGAAGACTTGGGGACGGAGGTTCAAGGCATGGTTTATGAAAAGAGTCTTTGATCTCTGATCAACCCACGTAGAGTTTCTTGAGAAGGAGCAGGGTCTCGGGGGCGTTGATGGACTTAGCATCCACGGCGCTTCTGATCCTCTCCGCCACGGCACGTTCCTTCTCCCCGATGAGGCCCTTGGCGATTTTGTCGGAGGCGATCTGAGGCACCCAGCGTTGGGAGATCAGTCTCACGATCCTGTTGATCTCGTCGGGGGTCAGTTTGCCGTCGTACGCTACCTCGATCGCTAGACCGAGGGCCCTGTCAATATCACTGTCCTTCCATCCCTGAAGACTCCCATCGAGGATCGGGTCGATGATGTTATACACTGTCTTCACTGACGGACCGAGTTTCGACAGGAGAAACTTGGCGGAGAGCTTATCCCAACCGGCGATGACAACGCCCGCAATGGCGCCACTGGCCGCGCTGATAATCGACGGGAGTACCTGAGTTGAGAACCAAGTAGTAAGCATGATTGAACACCATATAGTTAACTTTAAACTGGTCCACGTTGTGACAATCGGGTCCGTGGACCCTATCGCCGGCCACAACCGTCCAGCCGTGACTGGCGTGACA